ATGGAAGAGGCAGGATCAGGCAACAGGATCATTATCCGCAAGCTCCTTTGGTCCCGGCCGATCGCGCTGAATTTTCACGGCAAGCAAGCCGATGTGAACGGCCCTTCCGAGGCGCTGGATTGGATGAGCCGCAACTGGCCGGACGCCCGCGGCCCCTGCTATGTCGCCGCCCGCTCGCTTTGTCGCGCGGCGATGAGCGGCCGGCGCAGCCCGGAAGAGGCGCGCGAAATGTTCCTCTCCGCCGCCGAGGAAGCCCGGTTATCGGCCTCCGTGGCCCGGAACAGCCTGCGGCAGCAGGAACATTGACAGCGGACGGGGAGGCAGCTGAGCAAAGCTGCCTTCTTGCGTCAGGGCGCGTGCACTGCAGCTGTCCGGGCGGCAGAGGTGCAGGGCTGGCCTTCGCGGTTGAACAGGCTTATATCAACGCCGATTACCGCACGATTGCATTCATCATGCATCCGGCAGCGCCCTTCACCCGCGAGACGACCATGACCGAAACGACCGCCGGCGCGCCCTCCGTCGCCACGGCCTGCGCACAGCGCTATTTTCACGGCCCAATCTTCGCCGTCGCCCCCATGATCGATTGGACGATTTGTCGGAAATAATATAATAAATTCAATCCTGTCTTGCCGTCTGTAGCAATTTTGTAGCTGCTTAGCTGCGGTGTAGCTGTTGAAATTCCTTCAAGGCTGCCTCCCGCCTTGCGTCAAGATAATCCGCCAGATCCTGCAGATAAACGCCCTTGTGGCATTTCTGCGACCCTTCCATTCGAACGACCGGCAAGGCAATTTCGCCCGCGCTCGCCTTCCTCAAGAGCTTTTCCGGCGTGAGGTGAGCAAAGTAGTCGCGGCAGACATCCTCGATCGGAATAACCGCCTTGCCGCCATACTGGGCGAACAGAAGGAATGGCGTCGAGAATGCCGGCGCCGCCGTGCTCTCAGCGTTGCGCATCGGTTGTCTCCTCACAGATGATCGCCGCGCGCCGGGCTTCCCACATGCGCAGCTTGTTGCGCTTGCGGGTGACGAGCTGGACGTGGTTGAGATTGTCGGGGTTGACGCAAAGACGGTTGCGGCAGACGTGGTCGAGTTCTCGGGTAGACGGAATTAGGCCGTGCTCGTTTGTCCACATGGCCTTGTGGACGGCGACGGTCTGGCCGGAGAGGCTCATGCGGGGATAGCCAGCGCCGCGGCCTTCCTCGCCGGAGGTCGGGCCTGTCCAGATCCAGCAACCGGTTTCCTCGTCGATCCGGACGCGCGCCATGATGCGGGCGCGGATCTCCTCGCGGCGGCTCATTGATCGCGCATCCAGTTGTCGAACTCGGCGCGCAGGGAAATCCAGCGGCCGGCCGCGTCCGGATCGGTGTTCAGCGCCTTGCGTGACGAGATCTGCAGGGCAGTCCGGACGGCGGCGGCGCAATCTTCTTTTTCGGCGGATGCCGCGCCATGGCGGGCGAGCATGAACTGTTGAAACGGCGCATCCTGGCAGCGCATCGCGCATTCGGTCGTAAAGTCCGGCGGCGGCTTCGATGTGTCGGACGGGCCGAGCTGCGCCTGCAGGGCGCGGTAGGCGCGCACCGATTCCTCCCGCAGGCAGAGCAGCGCGGCGATATAGGTCGGCGCCTTGCTCATCATCTGCCTGTCGTCATAAGGGCAGTCCGATAGGATATGTGCAATTGGCTCATAAGAGCGGGTGCGCTCGTCGAAGCGGCACAGTTCGGCGCGGCCGGTCTTCGCGTTGTACCCCTCGCCCCATTTAATGGAGGCGAGGCCGTGCACTTCCATGATTTCCGGCAGGAGCCGTCTGGCGATCTCGGGCGTCATGCGGCGCCCCCGAAGGCGTGCAGGCGCGGCCGCATATAGACGACAAGAAAAACATCGTCACTCTCTCCGAGGGGCCGCACCATCAGAACGGAATTGTCCTGTCCCATAGGGGCAATGGTCAGCTCCACGTCGATGGCCACCATGGCTTCAAGCGTGCGCAAGAGCCGGCCCGAAGGCGCGCAGAAAGACCATGGATCACTCATTTCCACGGGAACGCTGTCCTGTGCGCCTGTCCCGTTTGCGCCGACGATCTGCAAGGTCATCTGCCCCTCAGACGCATCCAGCGTAATCGGGTCCTTCATGCCGTCATCCATGGCGGCGCATGAGCGCCGGACAGCGCCGAGCAATTCGGAGAGGCTGGCAACGATCGTCTTCCCGTCTCCAGGGATCATACGCCAATATTCCGGAAAACAACCGTCGATCAGCTTCGAGATGACCTCGACCCCGTCGCATTCCACCGCGAAATGGTTGCTGGTCGCCGCGATCCGGCAACGCCCTTTCATATCGGCGAGCAGCTTGGCGATGAGTTCCGCCAGCCGCCCGGGCACGATCACATGCGGGAAGTTCTTATTCATATCGTGGCAGGGCAGCACGGCGGGCGAGTCGCCGCGCGCGGTCGTCTTGGCCAGCCAAAGCCCATCCGTGGCGGCGAAGTCGATGCCATCACCGTCGCGTGTCTTGTGCAGGCAGATGCCCCGCAGATATTCGCGGCCCTCGCTGCGATCATAGGCGTGCGCCACCCTGCGCAGCCCTCTGGCGATCAGCTCCGCGTCCATGTCAGCCCATGCGAAATTCTCGGTGCTGCGCATGCAGGGAAAGTCCGTGCCCGGAAGGATGGGCAGGGAGTATCGGGATTTGCCGGCCGAGAGATTGATATGGTCGCGGCCGCGCCCGTCCGAAAAGGTGATCTCGGATGCTTCCGGCAGAGCGTTGACGACCTCGCGCAGCTTGACGGCAGGCAAGGCGAAGCTCCTGGGTGCGCCAGGCTCCGCCGTCTCGACCCGAGCCGAGATCTCGATATCAAGATTTGTGCCGCGCAGGCTTAACCCCTGGTCATCAATGACGACATGGACATGCGTGAGGATCGGGATCTTGCTGGAGCGATCCACCGCGCCGAGTACGCGCGAGAGCGCCGGCAGCAATGCGCTGCGATGGACGACGGTGTTTACAGACGCCATGGCTTCGCCCCGTTGATGGTGCCGACAAGGCGGCGCTCGTGGTCCGGTGGGCGAAGATCGAAATCCGTGCCGAACAGGTCATAGAGCTGATGGAGCAGCTCGGCATGCGGGCGCTCTTCGGCGACGGCGCGGTAAAGGCGCTCGATGTCGCCGTAATCCACCTGACTGGTGGGCACTGGGTTGTCCATGGCGAAATCCCTTCGAGTGGTCAGCGCAGGACGAGGGCCAGCGCGCCGAGGGCGTGAGGAAGGAGGGCGAGCGGGAGGACGATGGCGACGCCGCAGACGAGGCCGCGGCTGAAATCGATCCAGCGCTCTTGCGTGGCGAGCGCCGCCAGGCGGGCGGTCTCGTGTTCGTCGGGGAGGATGGAGCGCAGCGCGGTGGTCATGCCGCATCCCCTTCCACCTGCGGAGGCGTGAACGCCTCCATGCGCTGGACAACCTTGTCCTCCGGCTTGCCGCCGGCGGCGAGATGCGCCTCGAAGCTCGCGCGCAGGGCCTGCGGGTCCTGCGGGTTGCCCTGGCCATCCGTCCAGCTTTCCGGCTCATCGATCATGCTGCGATAGGTCGGGGCGCAGCTTTCGCAAAGCGAGTTTTCCTCACCCCAGCAGTAGAGATCACCAGGGCGAACCGCCTTGCGGCAGCCCTCGCAGGACAGGCCGTCCTCATCGTCCTTGAGTGATGGCGGGAAATAGTCTTGGTTACGGGTCTCGCCGAAGGCGACGGCGCGCGGGTGCAGGCCGTGTCGCTCGATCCAGTCGGCGATGACGGCATTGAGCAGCCCGTCCAGTTCGGCATTCTCGTCGTCCGTGCAGAAAAAGTCGGGGCCGTCCTCGCCGAAGGCGCCCCCATTGACGTCATCGATCATCTCGGAGAGATCGCCGTTACCGGCGAAGTCGCTGAAGATTTCATAATGCAGCACGGCCTTATCCGCCTCGACGATCGTGAAATTCCCCTGCGGGAATGCCTTGTGCGCGGCCTCGATGATCCCCGACCAGTCGTCGGCTCCGATCCGGTAAACTTCCGGGTCCTTGCCTTCGCCGGCCCACCATTTGAAAACACCGTCGCCCGCCATCACAGCGCCCCCACGAACAGGAGGAGGCCGGCCATCCACAGGGCCAGCGCGACGAGGCCGGCAATGCCGCACCAGAGCAGCCGGCGGCGAGCCGTACGCTCTGCCGCCCTCGCGCGCGCCAGACGCTCGGCCTGGCGCGCGGCTGCCGGCTGCGGCCCGAAACGATCCGGTCGCGCCATCATCGCGCGGCGCTCCGGGGCGCAATCTCGCGCTGCCACTGGCTGTTGGCGAGATCGCGCGCGGCGTCGCCATGCGCGTCCAGCTGCTCCTTCGTGAAATGCGCGCGCAGCTGGCTTTCGTGGCAGCCTTCGCCGTAGTGGCGCATCTTGTCGCAGATGGCCTCGGCCACGGGGTGGAGTTTGGTGATGGTCTCGACGACGGCGGCTTTGGTCTTGGACATGGTGCCCTCCTGGGCATAGCTTGCGTGGAAGTTGTGTTTCCGATTGCGCTCTCGGCGTCACGTCGGGCATGGTTAAAGGGCGGGAGCGGCGGCCTAGGCAGGGCGCGCCGCTCCCTTCATCCACCGCAGGAACGTAGGAAGCATGCGATGAACGATGTGAAAGTAGACAAGGGATGGGGGCCGAGGCAGCCCGTTCTTTCCGAACCGAAGCCCAATGGGGGGCCTGCGGGGCCACGCCAGCCGAGCGCACCGCCGCCGCCCCCGGTCAAAAAGTAGGACGAGCGATGGACCGCGACCTGATCCGTTTCAATGTGCTGAGAAATGCGCTTTATCACACGTCGCGGCGGCTCACCTTCGAGCGCTGGAACCGCTGGTGCAACCTGGCGGTTCTTCTTCTGGGCGCAAGCGCCTTCGCGGAAGCCAGCCGCCGCCTGCAGATCAGCGAAATTGCGCTTTACACGGGCTTTGCCACGGCCCTGATCGGTGGATTGCAGCTCGTCTTCGATTTTGCCGGCAAGGCCCGCGACCATCAGGCGCTGCAACGCGATTACTACCACCTGCTGGCCGATATCGAGGAATGCACCGACGCGACTGATGCGGTGCGCGCCGCCTGGCAGGGGCGCATATCGCGTATCGCTGCCGACGAACCGCCCATGCTTCGCGCGCTGGACGCCAAGGCCTACAACGATGCGTTGGCCGGCATGGTCGGCTTTCCGCAGGACCAGCGCCTGATCATTCCCGCGTGGCACCGCATTTTCGGCCAGTTCTGGGCCTTCGAAGGGCACAATTACCGGATGGTCTGCGAAGTGCCGGGCAAGAGCGCCTAAGCGACTTGCTGCATGGGTGTTGTCTGGTGACATAGAAAAGCCGCTCCATGGGAACCCATGGGCGGCGCGGTATGCGAGACCTGTTCAGCGCCGTCCGGTATGGGATGACGCAACGTAATGGGCAAAATCCCATTATGTCAATGGGCAAAATCCCATCACACAGGCGCAAAGCCAGCAACGGCAAATTCACCGCATGTTATGCCTTGCGATTTTTGGAGATCCTCACTCTTTCGAGATGGCGTAAACGACCTTGCCGATGACAGTGACTTCGTCACCATCATGCATTCCGTCTTCTAAAGAAATGGGCGCCTGAAACAGAGGATCGGTTGATTCTGGCAAGAGCCATAAGCGACCATTATCGTCTTTATGAAGAAGCTTAACAGTGTGCTCGACTTCCCCTGATGCTCTTTTGCGCTCAACAATATAGCGCTTTCCGGGGATGGGACGCTCTCTCGTTTCAATTAGCTTCGTAAAAACGACAACAGTATTTTCTGGGTAGCGCTTATTCATAGATGGGCCGCGCGTTTCTGCCGCATACAGAGGTTTTGACTTCAACTCTGCATCATCCGGCACGAAGACATCATAGCGTCTCTCTGTCAGCCATTCCCAGCTTTCTTCCCAAATTCCAGCTTGAACGAATGCGCGTACTTCAACTCTGCGCAGTTTTATTTCTGGAGACTTTGCTTCTCCCAATAGAAACGACACCGGTTTTTTTAAAACAACGGCGAGTGACATGAAGTGATCAATCTTGGGTGTTCTGTCACGCTCTAAAATATCGCGCACAAAGGTCTCGCCCATGCCCGCAGCAATGGACGCCTCTTTCATGCTTAACCCTTGTTCATCAAGTGCTTGACGCACTCGTTCTTTCCATCCGCCAGACATGGAGGGACATTGCCCAACGTGCCAACGGAAGTCACTTGGGTTATAGCCCATTGACAAATGGGCTTTTGCCCATGATGGTTTAGGCATGATCACAGTTCAATCCATCATTGATAGCATTGAGGCCCACTGTCACGCCCGTGGGATTGCGGAGACGACGTTCGGTAAGCGTGCGGTCAACGATGGAAAACTCTTGGCGCGCTTGCGTGCAGGCAAGTCGATCAGCATCGACACCTACAATCGCATTCAAGAAGTTTTGCAAAGTGATACGCGGGAGGCCGCCGAGTGACGACCTCCGTCTTTGGAATCTCTGGCTCAGCTTTGAAATTCTTCGGCAATTGCGGTCGCTGCTGCGAAGGCGCCGTCTGCGAAGTCATCGAAGTTCTCATTTCCCGCTGCGACAGTCTCGGGCGCGCTGGCTTTGAGCTCGCGGGCGGCATTCAGCAGGGTCTCAAGAATGTCTGCGCCGCTTTGATGGGTTTTGAGGATCATCCCGACAGCTTGAGCGAGGATGGCGGTCCGACCGAGCATTGTGGCGTCGGCGGATTCCAACTGCATGATGTCGAATTGTGTCACGTCCATTATTCTTGCTCCGAAAAGTTGTGGCGATTGATCGGAGCACTGTGGCGTCCAGACGTCAAGCATGGCGTCTGGACGCTTGCGCTGCGCCTTCAGCGGGGAAGCCGAATGACGCGCCCCGCGCCTCGCTCTCCTCCCGCGCGGCTCGCCCCCCTCTCGGGCTGCGCCAGCGGCGCCGGCGCTCCTCCCTCGGCCGGCGCCGCTTTTTGCTTTCGTCTCGGTCGCTTTCGTCTGCCATGCGGGCCTCCTTGATCTGATGGCCCTTTGATAGTCCGCGCAGGGCGCGGCTTCACGGAATCCTTTTCCCTTCGATTTTCCTTGACCTCTTTTCGGGGCTCTCTTCGTGCGCGCTATTTCCGACCATCATGCTCAAACCATCAAGGCGGCCACGGCAGCCGGTATCGAGGCGCTCGGAGGCGTCCGCCGGGCGTCGGACGCGCTGCGCGTCGGCTCGTCGACCCTGACGAAATATGCTTCGACCGCGCCGGAATGGGCTGACAGCTTCATCCGGCTGGATCTGGCGGTTGAGATGGACCGCCGCACCCATCATCCGTTCCTGCTCACGGCGATGTCGCGGCTTGTCGGCGACCAGCCTGTGCCCGGCTTTGGCGAGGTGACGGCGCTTGCCATCCTGCGGCTGGATGGCGTGCTTGACGATGTCGTGCGCGAGGTGGCGCGCGCGATCGAGGATGGCCACGTGGACGCGCGCGAGCGCCAGGCCGTGCGCGCCCGGATCGTCGCCGCGAAGCAGGAACTGGCCCGCCTCGACGCGCTGATGATCGGGGGTGCGGGATGAGCGACACCAGCGCCCTCGAAATTCAGCGCGCTATCGAACGCCTATCCGCCCTCTCGCCCGATGACAGAGAGGCGTTCAACCTAGCCGTGACGCTGGCCACGTTGCTCGGGCTGCGCCGCGGCCTTCCGGACCAGCAGATGCTTGTCGCGCTTCATGCGGCCATGCGCCATCTGCGCACTCGCCAATCCCACGAGGTGCATTAATGGCCTCACCCCGCAAACCCGCCCGCCCGCTGGTGGCGATGACCATCTATGTGCCTGAACAGGCCCTGCCGACGCTGGATCGGCAGGGCCGCGCGCGGGGCTTGAGCCGCACGCAATGGGCCGGCCAGCTGTTCGACGCCGGCTTTGCCGCTGCCTGCGCGCGGGAAAAGAGCATGCCGGTTCTCGACTCCGATCTCGACGCCATCCTTGGCGCGACGCTGCTTTTGCGCGCGCGCGAGGGCTGGGATGTGCCCGCGCTCGCCAAGGCGCTCGGCGTGCCGGAGGCGACGATCGAGCGGATTCTCGATGGCTGGAGCGATTACCGGAGGGCCTCGCTGTGAGCGAATACGACCACTATACGCCGCGCGCCTTCTCGCCGCCGGACCCGGAAGCCGCCGACGAGCGCCGCGCCATCAAGTCGGCCGTGAAATCCGAGGGGGTGCAGGTGGCGAACGACCATCTGCGCAGCTTCATCGAGCGGATCGAGCGGCTGGAGGAAGACAAGAAGACGATCGCCGACGACATCAAGGATGTCTATGGCGAGGCCAAGGCCACGGGATTTGACACGAGGATCCTGCGCAAGGTGATCGCTATCCGGAAACAGGATGCCAGCGCGCGCGCCGAGCAAGAAGCCGTTCTCGACAGCTATCTTGCGGCGCTGGGCATGATCGAGAGCGACGGGGGCGAGGCATGACGGCGCTCGGCGAACGGCAGCTCGCGGCCCTGTCGACGGCAGTCGAACAGGGCTTTTTCGATGATGGCGGGGACAGCGGCGCGCGGAAGGCGGCCACGGCGCTGAATATGCAGGGCCTGCTGGCGCGCGACCCCAAGCGCGGCGGGGTCTGGTATCCGACCGTCACCGGCACCGAGCGGGTGGCAGAGGCGCCGGCCGCCCGGCCGGGCGCGGATGGACCTTATCAGGTGATGCCGCCGCTTTCGGATCAGGACTACGCGGCGCTGAAAGCCGATATTGCCGCCCATGGCGTGAAATCCCCGGTCGATTATGACGAGGCCGGCAACATTCTGGACGGGCACCACCGCGTGGCGATCTGCCGCGAGCTGGGTCTGAACGACTGGCCGCGCTTCGTGCGCAAGGGATTGAGCGAGGAGGCCAAGCGGGACTTTGCCCTGTCGATCAACCTGCTGCGGCGTCACCTCTCGCTTGCGCAGCGCCGGGCCATCGCGGCCGCCGAGCTGCGGGCGAAGCCGGAGAGTTCGGCGCGCGCCATCGCCGAAAAGGTAGGCGTGGATCACAAGACGGTCGGCGCTATCCGCAAGGAGATGGAGAGCACTGGGGAAATTCCCCAGTCGAAAACCGTCGTCGGCCGCAATGGCGTGCGCAAGCCGGCCGTGCAGCCGATCCGCACCATGTACCTGCCGGAAAAGGCGAATGTGCGCGAGGTGAAAGCGGTCGCCAAGGCGATCCGCACAGCCGAAATGGCCACATCGCGCACCATCAAGAAAGGCCTGATCCGCGCCATTGCCGAGAAGGGCGAGATCCGCGCCGGCCATCTGCCGCGCGCGGCCTTTCCGGTCGGCTATGCCGATCCGCCCTGGGAACAGCAGGCGTGGAGCGACGAGACGGGGCAGGATCGGGGCTTACCCTATCCGCCCATGCCGCTCGACGCCATCAAGGGCTTGTGTGCCGGCGAGGCCTCGCCTTTCACGCGGGACGCCGTGCTGTTTCTCTGGGTCACGACCTCGCGTCTGGCGGATGGCATCGACGTTCTGCGCGCCTGGGGCTTTGCCTATGTCTCGGCCATCACGTGGGACAAGGAGCTGATCGGCCTGGGCCGATGGGTGCGCGACCGCACCGAACATCTGCTGATCGGCAAGCGCGGCAATTTTCCGGGCCTGACCGAAGGCACGCAACCAGCCTCGCTCTTTGCCGAGCGCCGGCAGGGCCATTCGCGCAAGCCGGAAGCGATCGCGCGGATGATCGACCGGCTGTTTCCCGACCTCCCGAAGATCGAGCTGTTCCAGCGCGCCGAGAGCCTGGCGCTGGACGATGTCAGGCGGGGCGACGGCTGGCACCTTTGGGGATTTGAGGCGGGGGAGACTGCGCCATGAATACGCGAGTTTTGCGCATGTGCGCACGCAGCCCTTACCACGGCGACAATTCGCGTACCGTCTCAGCGCTCGGCGATCTGCAGCCGACCGTCTTCGGCGTCGAGGGTCGGCGCTTGGATCTTCGGACCCTAGAGCGTTCGCCGGGTCCGGGCCGGATCGTCTTTAGCTGCGGCGCACTGATTGCGCATCCTCTCTATGGCGAAACGTGGTGCGTGATGACCTATGAGCTGCCACGCCAGAAGAACGCGGCCAAGGCCGCTTTGGCCGAGCTGGAAGCCTGCGCGCGGGACGGCAGGCCGACGCCTGCACGCGCCGCATGGGACAGGTATTGCGCGGAAAAGGCTGCGGCAAAGGCGACGCGGGCCAGCGCACCGGCAAGGCATGTGCACTCAACGGGCCAATTCGATCTTCTTGGAGCGCTGCTGTGAGAGCAAATCTCCTTGGCGTCGGCGAGGCCGAACCGCGCCTGTCCACCAGCTCAAGCGGCGGAATGCTATTCCGCCGCCTCCAGGCCGATCACCAGCCTTTGTCCCATGGCGGCCAGAGCAGCGGCCATCAGCGGCAGCTTCGTGGACGTGTCAGGGTCGAGCAGGCGGCGCGCTTCCTTCTCATCCTTTCCGATCCGGCGCGCCAGCTCGCTGCGCGAAATCCCCGCCGCGCGGAAGGTTTCGATCAGCGCAATCTTCATGGCCACCTCGGGCGCGGGCGCCACCATCACGCCCTCCGTTGCCGTGGGGACGGGCAAGGTGCGACCCATCTCCAGATAGGTCAGGAGCGCCACGCCAAGCGCATCTTCGGCCATGGCGCGCGCATCGGCCATATCCTCGCCCTCGGTGATGGCCTCGGGCACATCGGCGAAGGTGACGGTAAAGCCGCCCTCGCGCTCGGTCGGCTCAAAGGTGGCGGCGTAAGCATAGGTCTTCATGGTCATCTTCCTCATGGTTTCAGATGGGCCAGTCGCTTCAGAAGGGAGAGAGCAGAAAGCTGGGGCTCACGTGAGCCCCAGCGCCTTTCGGATCTTCGCGGCGGTCTTCGGGTCGATTTCCCGGCTCGGGAGGGTGGTGAAGCGGTCTGCGAACCAGACCGTTGCATGCCCGCCTTTGCCTCTGGATTTCGATACCCGGAAGAAAACGCCCCGGATTTTCGCTTCCTGTCTCAGCTCCGCGATGAAGCGGTCTCTCTTGTCCATCTCCGTCTCCGTTTCGATGAAGACACTATCGGACATTTTTGTCCGAACGTCAAGCGAAGTCGGATAAAAATATCCGAATTTTGCGGGCGGAAATTTGAGGAGGTGGGCCGGTGAGCATCACCATCATGGCACGCCTGTTCAAGGCGCGGCTCGGAACGGCAAACCGCAAGATTCTGGCCATTCGTCTCGCGGATTTCGCCGATGACGAGGGGCGCGGCATCTGGCCGACCGTGGGGCGCCTGAGCGCGGAAACGGAACTGTCCGAACGCACCGTGCAGCGCATCCTGAAAGAGTTTGTCGACGAGGGCTTGCTAGTCGAGGTCAGCAGGGCAAATGGCCGGCCGGGACAGGCCACGCGCTACGATTTCGACCTGTCCGTTCTCGGCCGCATCATCGACGGAATGCAGGAAAACGATCCTATCGACGACGGGTGTCAGGCTGGCACGGGTGTCACCGTGTCACCCGTACGGGTGACAAATGAGCGGGAGACGGGTGACAATGGCGACATAGACGGGTGTCACCGTGACACCCGAACCATAATAGAACCATTAGATCATCCATCAAGAAAACAGGATGCGCGCGAACAGGGTCGGGAAAATGATCCTGACGCTTCGCCAAAATCCGCGCTTGCCGAGCTGACGACGGTTCTCGATGTCGAGACCGCTCGGGCCGTGATGGAGCATCGACGCACCATCCGCCGTCCACTGACGCCACATGCCGCCCGTCTCCTGGCCCGGAAGTTCGCGCAGATGCCGGACCCGAGGCATGCCGCGGATGTCATGATCGGCAATGGCTGGCAGGGCTTCGATCCGTCCTGGGTCAAGGACCGGCCATCCTCCCGCGCATCGCCTTCCGCCCCCCAGAGGCCGGAAACCGCTCACCAGAAACTGAAATCCGCCATTCGCAGCGCACGGGAGATCGAGCATGACCTTGGAAGCCGCAGAGGAAATCAGCCGGTTGATGGACGCCTACGGCTCGGCGGCCTCGACGGTGAGCGAGGAGCTGATGGTTTCGATGATTGAGCTTGCCTCCGGCTTCCCGGTCGAGATCGTGGCGCGCGTTGTCGACCGCTTCCGGCACGGCGCGGTCAAGGGGCAATCGCTGGTCTATCCGCCCTCCCTGCCGCTCCTGGCGGAAGCCCTGCGCGACGAACGGCCAAGGGCGGGCGAGCCGGGCTATGAATCGCCGCGCGACTACCGGCGCAAGCTGATCGAACAGAACCGGGTTGCCGCCGTGGTGCACAGCGAGGCCGAAAAGCGGGCCGTGCGGATGAAACTGCAGCAGTTCCACGCACAGCGGGGGATTGCCGAATGAGCACAGAAGCCCCTTCACGCCGCGCCCTCATGCCCCAGATGCGGCAGGCTCACAAGGATTGGCCGACCTTCAAGGACGACAGCGCCACGAAGGTCGAGCGGGCGTTTCTGGCGCTCGACGAGGACGATCGCAAGCTTGCTCTCGACAGGGTTTCCGCCTTCCTGCGCAAGCGGGAGGCTCTCGGCCAGAACTCGGGCTCGTTCGGTGATTATCTTCGCCGACGCCTCTGGGAAGGCCTGACCGAACAGGACCTTCGCGACGCAGCCCCGGCCTGCCTGTACTCGCGTTTCAGCCGCGCATGGTATGGGGCCGTTCTCGCCACCTTGCTTAAACCCGAAGCGCCTTTGCCGCGTCTCACGCGCTTCCAGCAAGTCGAGATTGCCAAGGGTGGGCCGATTGCCGCGCGCATCCTGCAGGACCGGCGCGCGCTTTATGGCTGGCCCGCCGTGCACGGCCTCTATGCCGCCAAGGCGGTCAAGGTGCCTGCGGGGATCGCTGAGGCTTCGCGCAGCTTCGTGGCCGTGCCGGCCGGCTCTGACGCGCTCGCCACGTGGGAGGCTGCCTTTCGTTCGCGTGGCTGGCCCTGGCCGGATCTCGGCACGCACCAATGGCACCACTTCCCGCCGCTGGAAGGGCTGCGCATGCAGGACGTGGATGCGGCGCTTGCTGCCTTTGAACGCGCCTTGAGCGGGGATCGGACGGGTGATGATGCAGATCAGGCGTGATTTCGATGCGGCGCAGGCGCTGTCCCTGCGGGCCGAGGCGGACGAACGAAACCGAATCACGGTCTCCCATCTGTCGATGGCCAGCCGCCGAATCGTTGAGGATTATCCGGAATCCGCTCACTGGTACGCATTGCAGGTCTGGGAACGGCGAGAGCTGGCTGTGGAAAAGTCTCTGCAGGATGCGGCCGTCATAGCCGTTGTGCCCGTCGAGGAAGGGGAGGAAGTCATTCGCAGAGGGCGGAAATGGCGCACTCCTGACCGGCCTTGGATGCCTGGTTATGTCTTGGTCAAGATCGTCTGGAGCGCCGCTGCGGCCATGGCCTTGCGACGCCAGAAGCATGTTATCGGTATTGTCGGCGGGCTGGAAAGACCGGTCCGAATCCCTGATAAAAATGTCAGGGATTTCAGCGCCGATATCAGCCAGCGCATAGAGGCAGAGCGCCAGCGTAAGGCGGACTGGTCTTACCCCTTCCGCCTCGGCCAGTTGATCCGGATTAACTGCGGTCCCTTCCTTGGCTTTACCGGTGAGCTGATGATCATGCGCAATGGAAAGCCGCCCCACGGTCAGGCGATAATCGGCATTTTCGGTCGTGAGACGCCTGTGGATATGCCTCTTGCGTGTTTCGATGTTCTGTGAGCTTCATAGCTGCGGATGATCTGCGATCTCAGTGCACCCTTGGGGCTTTGACCCCTGAATGCCTCGGCAGGACCGAGGCAAAGAGAGAACCTCTCTCAGGTCGGTAGCCGGGCGGACCCTTCCCTGAAAGCCTCTCAGGAGGCATCGACTCAGGGACAGTGCTACAGCTATGAGAGAACGACAAAAGGCGGCCAATGGGCCGCCTTACTCGTATGTAGGGTATGGCACGTCTTACGACCATCAAGCCCCGCCTCTCCATCTCTCCGCCCCGTCTTGGCCGCGCCCCTGGCGACGAGCAAGCCCGCCTGCGCGAGCGTGACCGCAATGTCACCTGGCGCAAGTGGTACAAGACGGCGCGATGGGAAAGGCTGCGGCAAGAGATCCTGATCAGGGATAACTACACATGCCGGCAGACGGGCGTGATCTGCGCCGGCAAGCACCCTGCGCCTGATAGCCCGGTGGTTGACCATGTGGTTCCGCATCGGGGCGACGAGGCGCTGTTCTGGAACCCCGACAATCTGCAGTGCGTGTCGAAGGACTACCACGACCGCATCAAGCAACAGATGGAGAAAGCTTCCCATGAACCTTGATCAGTCCACCCTAGCCCATGCGGCCAGCAGCCTCGGCGCAGAGATCGAGCGGCTGAGCAACCATGCCGAATACCTCAAGACCGAGCTTGGCAAGGTCACGCTCGACATCAACCAGAAGCAAGCCGCCCTGACGGCCATCAAGGCCCAGTTGCCCCCTGAGGGCGAGGTGACCCCGTAGGTCGACCGCCCGTTAGCGACCCCTAACGGACCCGACCGGGGGGGGGTATCGAAAGTCCCCAACCCCTCCGCCTCCCGGACCCGCGTCCCCCCCATTTGGAGATTTTTTTCTCGTGGACGTGATTTTTGACCTCTTCGGCAACCCTGTCCCGCTTGGTCGCGGCAAGCGCGGAAGGCCGGAACATGTGCCGACCATCGAAAACCGTAACCGTGTCAGCATGTTACTGGCCCTCGGCTGGAGCAATGAGCGCATTGCCAACTCGCTCGCCATCACGCTTCCGACCTTGAGGAAGCATTATTTTTCCGAGCTGAAGCAGAGGGGCGCGATGCGTGACCGACTGGAGGCGCGCCGGCTGGAATTGGCATGGCGCACGGCAGAGGCTGGCAACGTCGGCGCCATGAAGGAATTCGGCCGGCTCGTCGAGAAGAGCGACCGCATGGAAATCGAGCGCGAGCTTGCACAGGACAGGAAGCAGGACGCAGCGCCAGAGAAGGAGGCGCGTCTTGGCAAGAAGGCGCTTGAGGCGCAACGCGCGTTGGACGCCGACGCGGAGCTGACGAGCGAGCTGGAGCAGGAAGCGGCGCGGAATGCTCGACACTGAGGATCTGCCGCGCTTCGCCTGTCCTGACTGGTGGGAGAAGCTCCAGGCCGGCGAAACGCCGATGGCGGCCGTTCCACTCAATGAGGCGAAGGCCCGTAAGGCGCTTGCGTTCTTCAATCGGCTCCGGTTGCCGGATGTTCCCGGCAACCCGCCGATGTCGGAAGCCTGCGGAGATTGGTTCAGGGATATCCTTTGCGCCTTCCTCGCAAGCGAAGATCCCGACACGCGGCGGCGCCTTGTCTGGGAACTGCTGTGCATGGTCCCGAAGAAGAATTCCAAGACGACCTATGTCGCCGCTTTGGGCCTGACGGCGCTGTTCATGGAGGAGGCACCGAACCGGCAAATGCTGATCGTGGCGCCAAGCCAGAACATTTCGGAGCGTTGTTTCGAGCAGGCGCAAGGCATGATCCGCCTTGATCCCAAGCTGGTCGAGATCTTCAAGCTGCAGGATCACATCAAGTGCATCACGCGCGAGAAGACCGGCACGAAGCTGAATGTGAAGACGTTCGATACCTCGATCGTGACGGGGGAAATCCCGGTGCTGACGATCATCGACGAGCTGCACGAGATCGGGAAGAACGCCAAGGCGACGCGCGTCATGCAGCAAATCCGTGGCGGTGGCATCACCAAGCAGCGCGGTCAGGTGCTGATGATCACCACCCAGTCGGACGATGTGCCGGCCGGGATCTGGCGAACGGAACTGAAGAAGGCACGGGCGATCCGCGACGGTAAGGGCGGCGGCTCGCCGATCATGTTGCCGGTGCTTTATGAGTTCCCGGAGGAAAAGCAGCGCGATCAGGATTACTGGCGCGATCAGACGAACTGGGATCTCCTGCTTCCTAACCTCGGCCGGTCTATCGATCCGCAAGCGCTGGTCGAGGACTACGAAAACAACGGGAGCGTCAGCAAGGAAACCGAACAGGTTTGGGCGAGCCAGCACCTCAATATCGAGATCGGTGTTGGCCTCGGGGGCGACGGATGGTCCGGCGCGATCCACTGGCAATCCTGCGCGGACTCGACACTGACAGGGCTCGACACGCTGCTTGCGCGTTCCGAAGTCTGCACGATCGGCATCGACTGGGGCGGCGCCGACGACTTGGCGGCCCTGTTCGTCATGGGCCGGGAAAAACACACTCGCCGATGGCTCGGCTGGACCATCGCATGGGCGCGCGAAACCGTCTTCGAGCGGCGCAAGAGCATCGTGTCGAAGCTGCGCGAGTTTGAGGAGGCCGGTGATCTGATCGTTGCGAAATCCGGCGAGGAGCAAGCCGCCTCTGCGGCCGCTGTCTGCAAGCGGGTTTTTGAGGCGGGCAAGCTGCCGGAAGCCGCAGGGATCGGTCTCGACTCGGCTGGCGTTGCGCTGCTGGTCGATGCCTTGGAAGCCGAAGGGCTGGTCGAACCGCTGGTGCAGGCCGTTCTACAGGGCTGGAAGCTGCAAACCGCGATCTCGTCGGTGCCTCTCAAGCTCGAAGATCAGCGCTTCGTGCATGGCGATCAGTCAATCATGGCATGGTCGGTTGGCAACGCAAAGCAGACGCTGCGCGGCAGCAATTACGTGGTGACGAAGGAAGTCTCCGGCGCCGCGAAGATCGACAATCTCATGGCCATGTTCAACGCCGCTATGCTGATGTTCCTCAATCCGGAAGCGCGGCCTTCCTCTTACCTCGAAGCCGGCGAGCTTCTCGTCCTCTAGGAGACATTCATGGCCACATGGTGGGCTCCCTGGACATGGTTCGGGGAGGGGCGGTCGCATGCCGACAACTTCATTCGCAATGTCGGCGCCGCGCCGGGGAAGTTCGGGTTGCCGGTCAATGAGCGCACCGCGCTACAACTCTCTGCGGTACTCTGTGCCGTGCGCGTGATCGCCGAGGGCGTGGCGCAGGTGCCGTTGAAGGTCTATCGGGAGACCGAAGAAGGAAAACGGACTGTCCGTTCGCCGGCAAAAGACCACTCGGCCTATTCCGTGCTTCATCGCCGGCCCAACGCCTGGATGACCTCCTTCGAATGGCGTGAGCTGATGACCCTCCATGCCGTGCTTCTGGGGGAGGGGTACTCCATCATTCACCGTGTCAGCGGCAAGATCGATGAGCTGATTCCGGTCCATCCCTCTGCCGTCCAGATCCTGTTTGACGGGCATGACGTGCGCTATCGCATTTCGGTGGATGGCGTGTCAGCGGATTACGAGCGCAACGAGGTTTTCCGGTTGCGCGGCCCGTCGATGGACGGCGTAACAGCCCTGCCGATCGTCAGGATGGCGGCCAGTGCCATCGGTCTGGCGCAGATGCTGGAGCGCTCGCAATCCGAGCTGCAATCCAACGGCGCTCGCCCCTCGGGCATCCTGAAGCTGAAGGATGGCCAGCTGAACCCCGAAAAGAAGACCGAGATTTCGGACGCGTGGCGCAAGAAGTTCGGTCCCGGCGGTGGTGGTGGCGTGGCGGTGCTGGATGCCAATTGGGATTTCCTGTCGATGACCATGACGGCCGTCGATCAGCAGCATCTGGAGAGCCGGAAGATGCAGGTCGAGGAGATCGGCCGCGCCTTTCGTGTCCTGCCAATCATGATGATGCAGTCGGACAAGGCCGCGACCTATGCCAGCGCCGAGCAGATGTTCATGGCGCACATCATCCATACGCTCGGACCATGGCTTGATCGCTGGGAGCAGGCGATCGACCGCGACCTTCTGGACGGTGAAGAAGCGGTTTACGCCCATTTCCAGGTGAAGGGCCTGATGCGCGGCGCGGCCAAGGACCAGGCGGAATATTACGCCAAGGCGCTCGGCTCCGGCGGCGCGGCCGGTTGGATGACGCAGAACGAGGTTCGCGCACTCGAAGACATGGATCCGGTCGACGGCGGCGACGAGCTGTTTCGCGGCGCGCAGAACGATACCGGCGCTTCAAGCGATGCCGACGACCCCGCTGCGCCGGACGGGACCACACAAGAGGACGAGTGATGGAACGCAAATTCACGCCGCTCGACGAGGTGGATATCTCGTCCGACGATCGCACCGTGCGCGGCTACGCCAGCGTGTTCGGCGGCATCGACAGCTATCGCGACACGATCGTGAAAGGCGCCTATGCCTCGACCATCAAGGCCATCGGCGCGCGTGGCCTGCCGATGCTGTCCCAGCATGATCCAAGTCGTGTCATTGGCCGGTGGACCGGTCTGGCGGAAGACGATCGCGGCCTGATCGTCGAGGGTGTGCTGACACCCGGGCACAGCATCGCCAACGATGTCTATGCCTCGCTGAAGGCCGGCCACGTTGACGGTCTTTCCATCGGCTTTCGCATCCCGCCGGGTGGCGCCTCCGAGCGCGCCGATGGCGTGCGGGTGCTCAAGAAGCTCGACCTGCAGGAAATCAGCATCGTGACCTTTCCGGCCGATGCCGCCGCGCGAACGACGGCCGTAAAGGCAGATTTTCGCAAGATGACCATTAGGGAATTGGAAGCATGGCTGGTCTCTCGGGATGAAGACCGGCCACCGATGCCCGCATCCGTCGCCAAGGCTCTTCTGGCTGGCGGCTTCAAAACCATGTCTGCCGAGCGGGATGCCGGCGGAGATCAATCCGGCGACTTCAAGCAGTCGCTTCTTCACGCAATCCGCACAGCGAAGGAATGATTTCCATGTCGGTAGAACCGAACCATCAGGAGTTTGTCGACTCCATCAAGGCCGAGATCAAGAACACCTATGGCGACCTCGACAAGAAGACCGAGGATCTGGCCAAGGCCATCGACGAGGCCAAGAAGCTGATCGGCGAGAAGGCCAGCACCAGCGATATCGAGAGCCGGATCAAGGATCTGCAGACCGAGATCAAGAAGGGCGAGGATCGCGCCAACGAGATCGAGCGCAAGGCCAACCGTGCCGGCCTCTTCGGTCGCGACCATCAGGAAACCAAGAGCATCGGCGAACGCCTGTCCGAAACCGATCAGTTCAAGGCGATCCAGCGCAGCGGCTCGAAGTCCGGCACGGTTAACGTGACGGTCAAGGCGATCATGACACCCACGGCACCCGCCGCGCGCAGCCCTCTGGTCACCGCTACGCAGGCGCCGATGGTCACCCGCATCGATCGGCCCCTCATGGTGCGTGATCTTCTGCCGGTTGGCACTACCACTTCGCAGCTGATCGAATATGCGCAGGCTGGCCCGCTGGTGAACAATGCTGCGATCGTCGCTGAAGGCGTATTGAAGCCGGAAAGCAGCTTCACCTTCACGCAGGCGCAGGCCGCCGTCGTCACCATCGCGCACTGGATTCCGGTTTCCAAGCAGGTCTATGACGATGTGCCGATGCTCGGCAGCTACATCGACACACAGCTGCGCATTGGCCTGGACCAGGCGGAGGAGGACGAAATCCTTCTGGGTGCCGGCACCACGGGGCATATGAACGGTCTCTACAATCAGCGCACTGTCTATTCGGCGACCGGCATTCCCTCCAACCCGACGAAGATCGACCATATCCGCTGGGCCAAGCTTCAGGTTCGCAAGTCCTATCTGGCGGCGGACTCTGTGGTGCTCAACCCGCAGGACTGGGCGGCGATCGAAATGGCCAAGGATGCCGGCGGGAACTACCTGTTCTCCTCCATCACCTCGGGCGCGGACCCGCGGCTGTGGGGCATGCGCGTGGTCGAGAGCGACTCCCTGCCGCCCGGCAGCTTCATGGTTGGCGCGTTCCGCAGCGCCGCGCAGATCTGGGATCGCGAGGAAGCGAACGTCCAGATCTCGTCTGAAGACCGCGACAACTTCGTCAAGAACATGTTGACGCTGCGCGGCGAGGAGCGCCTGGCGCTCACGGTCTATCGCCCCTCCGCCTTCGTTGGCGGCCAGTTCCCGGCCTGACCTGATCGGTCGGCCTGATTGGTCGGAATGACCAGCGCGGCCGCCGTGGTGGCGGCCGCCTTTCCATCGGGAGATATGACGATGAGCAAACTGATCGTTGCGCAGCCCTATTATGATGGCCGTATCCGCATGGTCGGCGACGAAGTCGAGATCGACAATGCGGATGATCGCAAAAGCCTGATCGCCCGGCAGATCGTGGCCATCGTGCAAGGCGGCACAGAAGGAGAAGCGCTGCGCACGGACGGGCCGACCGTGGCCGAGTATGTCGCGGCCGGCTATCGGGCGGCAAACTATCCGCCGAGCGGATACGCCTCGCGTAGCACGGCCGAAGAGATTGCCAAGGCAATCGAGGACGAAAAGGCTGCTGAAGAAAAGGCGGACACGGCCGCTGAAAACAAGATGGAGCCGGAAGCGGAGAATAAGGCCGAACCCGTCGCATCCGACACGGCCGAGCCGCAGGCCGAAAGCACGACGGCCGAGGAATCGGCGCCCGCTTCCAAGCGCACCCGCAAGGCCGACTGATCATGGCTGTCCGTGTTCGCGTCATCGAGCCGCCAGCGCCGATTGTGACGCTTGAAGAAGTGAAAACATTTCTGAGGGTGTCGGACGACGATGCGGACACGGTCATCACATCTCTCATTGTGGCGGCGCAGGCAGAGTTTGACGGTCCAACCGGGTGGCTTGGCAGATGCTTCGGCCTTCAGAAAATCGAAGCGATCACAGATCCTCTCTGTGCCGATCTTCGCCTTCCCTATGCTGATGTGACGTCGGTCATATCGGTTGAGCGCTATTCCGCCGGCCAATGGTCTGCCATTCCTTCAGGCGAGTATCAGATCGAAGGGAATGTTCTTTCCGCGATCGACGGGACCCCATGGCCGGCCATGGACCGGGCGAGAATTGTATACACAGCTGGAATGAATGCAGGAGATCCCCGTTTGCAGCAGTTGCGGACTGCGATCTTCTTCCACGTGAAAATCCACTTTGACGATGGGGACGGTAGCGATCGGCTGCGAAGGCTTATTTCCAATCTCGTTTCGACGCTGCGGGATTACGCATGTCCTTAAATTCTTCGCAGCTCGACCGCCGTATCACCATCCAGCGCGCAACCACAGCCGTTGATGGGTTCAACGAAGCGATCGAAGCCTGGAGCGACATTGCCACGATATGGGCCAAGCGCCGCGATGTGTCCGATAGTGCCAAGATCGAGTTTCTGGCCGCCGGTCAGATTGGGTCCTTTGCCGCCGCACGGTTCACCGTACGCTCCTCGACCCTCACGCGCACGATCACTCCGGTGGACCGGATGATACACGATGGCCGGGTTTGGGCGATCAACGGCGTGAAAGAGGCTGACGAAGGGCGACGCCGCTTTATCGAAATCACCGCGTCCAGGGATGCCGACTGATGCCAACCATCAAAATCAAGATCGATGGCCTGCGAGAGCTCGACCAGGCGCTCGGCCAATTGCCCCGTTCGACGGCGAAATCCGTCCTGCGGCGGGTGCTGATCGAGGCCGGCGAGCCGGTCGCCCGCAAAGCGCGCGCCAATGCGCCGAAGCTGACCCTGCACCTGCAGGAAACAACCGACGTCGGCACGAAACTGACGAGGCGGCAGGCGGCCTTGCACAAGAAGGAAACGAAGGACGATCGCGCCTTTGCGGAGGTCTTTGTCGGCACCAGCGACCCGGCCGGTATGCAGGATGAGTTCGGCAATGAGCATCAGGCGTCGCAGCCCTGGTTGCGGCCGGCCTGGGACAGCACGAAGCAGGCCACGCTTGAGCGCATTGCGAATTCGCTCTGGGGTGAGATCGAGAAGGCGGCCGGCAGGCTCGCCAGGCGCGCGGCACGGGGGCGGTGATGGAAGAGAGCTTGATGGCGCACCTGCTCGCTTCCACGGATCTCACCGCCATCGTCGGCCAGCGCATCCGCTATGGTCGCGCCAGCCAGACGGATGCGCGGCCCTTCGTCGTTCTGCAGGTAGTTTCAGGCAGCGAGACATACACCATGGCCGGGCCGTCCGGTTACCGCGTCAGCCGCCTGCAGGTTGACTGCTATGCGGAGAGTTACGCGACCGCCAAGCGTGCGGTGCGTGCGGTCAGGGCCGCCCTGTCTGACTTCAGGGAGGGCGGCATTCAAGGCGTCTTCATCGACAGCGAAAGAGACCTTCCAGCGGCCGACGCCGGCAACGTCTCGACGCTGTTTCGTTCATCCATCGACATCAACGTCCATCACGGAGAGTCTTCATGACCGACGCGAAAATCGGCTATGGCACCAAATATGAAATCAAGGCTACAGCGGCTGCCGCGGTCTTTACCGAGGTGGCCGAGGTCACAAGCGTCACGCCGGGCGCCGCCTCGGCCGACCGGATCGAGGCGACCCATATGAAGAGCCCCGGACGGCGGCGGGAATATATCGCTGGGCTGATCGACAGCGGCGAGGCCGAATTCGAGATCAACTATATCCCCGGCAACGCCACCGACATCTTGCTGCGCACACTGATGTCCTCGGGGGATGTGACCGATCACAAGATCACCTTTCCTAATGGTGTCACGGTCACGTTCAAGGCCTCGATCACTGGCTTTGAAAAATCCATCCCCGTCGATGACCGGATGACGGCGACCATCACTGTTTCGGTCTCCGGCGATGAAACCTGGGGGACGGCGGCATAATGGCGAACCGTGAAAAAGGAGAGGTGTCGTTTTCCTGCGAGGGAAAAACATACACCATGAAACTCGGGACCGGCGCCATGTGCGCGATCGAGGATGCGACCGGCAAGAGCATCGGCGAGGTCGGCAAGGCGCTCGGCAACCCGGAGACGGCCACGCTCACGATGGTGCGAATTGTCTTCTGGGCATCTTTGCAGGGCCACCATCCCGGCACCTCGCTGGCCGATTGCGACGAGCTAATCGACGAGATCGGCGTTTCGCGTGCTGGTGAGTTAATCGGGCAGGCCTTCCAGGCGGCGGCGGCTAGAAAGTCGCCCGACGCCCGCCCTCGGACGGCGACGGCAGCCCCCTAGACTGGCCGTCGCTGATTTCGTCCTGGGTCGAGGCCAACCAGCCTTATGACCTGTTCTGGACTCTGACCTTCCGCGAGATCTCCATCATCCTGCAGGGGGTCGCCGACCGGCGCCGCGCCGAACAGGATGAGCGCATCGCGCTGGCCTGGCACATCGAGGCACTTTCCCGGCGATCTAAGCTTCCCCGCTTGGAAACGCTTCTGCAGAAGCCAAAGGCCAAGCAGAAGGAGGCGATGAGCGCGGACCAGATAGAGGCCTCCATGCGGGCATGGCTTGGCGGACGGAAGGCTAAAGCCGGCGCCAATCCCACGGCGGAATAAAAGGACCTTGCCAGACGCCAAGTTTGTCGGCCTTTGCGGCGGCTTGCTCTGCCGTAAAGGCGCCCTTCGAATAGCGCGGCCAGTCCAGGGCTTGTCCGTTGCGCACCATCCATGCCGAGACGCTTTTGCCATCGGCGCGAAAGCACTCTGCCAGAAGCCGCTTGTAGCGGTCTTTGCCGCTCGCCACGCAGCGGGTCGGACGCGATGCTGCCAAAAATTGTTCCAGGGCTTCGGCCGAAGCCTTGCCGCATCGATAGTCAGCGCCGTTTGTGGTTTTGCAGGTTTGGCGCGTTTCGGGGGCGTCAATTCCGCTGAAACGGATGCGCTGACCATGGATCTCGATCGTGTCGCCATCGATCACGGACGCGCGACCGCCGATGTCCGCAGCTTGGCTAATACTAGAGGCCAGCAGCAAGCTGATTACCAGTAGCCTCATTTGCCTTGTCTTTCGGGCAATGTTGCTATTGCCGTAGCCCGGAGAAGACTATCGGGCGCGGTAACTAATATCGCGCACTGATCCTCATTTAACTTGGCGGCAAAATTCATAACGGCTTGATCGTGGCCGCCTAACCGCTTCTCAGCCGCGCGGATCTGTTCTTCGTGCCTTGTCCCTCTTGCTTCTTCGATAATGAAGGGCATGAGCCGATTGGCCGCTATGACGCATGCATTCGAAGGTGCTCCTGCTAGCACCGATGTGGGTAGCATTGCCCCGGCGATGAGAAATCTTCGTTTCAATATATAGTTCTCCGAAAGGCCGATTCATGGCAGGCGCTGTAATCGGTGCGCTCCGTGTCAATCTTGGCATTGACAGCGCACAATTCCAAGAAGGCTTGAAGAATGCGCAGGCTGCGTTGGGCAACGCTGGCAAGTCCATGCAGCTGGTCGGCAAGAGCCTGTCGACCTATCTGACCGTGCCGCTGGCCGGGGCAGGCGCGGCGATTTTGAACACGGCCGGAAGCTTCGAAGCGTCGATGAACCGCGTGCAAGCGGCAACGAATGCGTCGACGGCCGAGTTCGACGCCATGAAAAAGATGGCGCTTGATCTGGGCGCCAACACCTCGAAGTCGGCGTCGGAATCGGCCGACATGATGGAGATGCTGGCCAAGAATGGGCTAACTGCGCAGCAGATCCTCGCCGGCGCGGCATCCGCATCCATCAAGCTTTCCGAGGCCACAGGCGGCGATTTGTCTACAGCCGCTGATGTTGCCACAAATGTCATGTCACAATTTAAAATTGGCGCCGAGGACCTCGGCGAGGTTGTCGATGGTATCACAAATGTGACGCTGACTTCCCAATTTGGTTTTAACGATTACAAGGATGCCATTGCACAAGCGGGCGGGATTGCCGGCGCCTTAGGCGTCAAGTTCCAAGATTTTAATGCTGCGATTGCCGGAACATCGTCCGTGTTCAACAGCGGCGCGGATGCGGGTACTTCTTTCAAGACTTTTTTGACGACTCTCGTCCCGAAGAGCAAAGCTGCCCGGGAACAGATGGATGCGTTGGGTCTGAAGTTTTTCGACGCTGGCGGCAAAATGAAGTCGATCGCCGACATTGCGGAAAACCTCAAAACCAGCCTTTCTGGCCTAAGTGATGAAGCGAAGAACGACGCCGTCACGACGATCTTCGGTTCCGACGCCATGCGGACCGCGCTCGCGCTCGCGGATCAGGGCGCCGAAGGCATCAACAAGCTAGCCGCATCGATCCAGCGTCAGGGGTCTGCGAACGAGCAGGCGCAGGCGCGGATGAAGGGCTTCAACGGCGAGCTGGAAAAGCTTGGCGGCTCACTGGAGACGCTGGCGAACAAGATCGCCGACGCCGGGCTTTTGCAATGGGCAACCCAGGTCGTCAGCAAGATGTCGGAGTTTGTGGACAGGCTGGGCCAGACGAACCCCGAACTGCTGAAGTGGGGGACGATCGTTGCCGCCTCGGCCGCTGCCATTGGTCCGCTGGTCATCGCGGTCGGCGCAGTCGCCGCCGGCATCGCCGCCATCGGCGCGCCCATCGCCGTGACCGTCGCCGGCTTTGCCGCCCTGGCCGCCGGGGCTGCGGCGCTTTATGCCAACTGGGATCAGGTCAAAGCATCGTTTCCAACAACGGCGGCGGTGATCGAAAAGGCTATCGCCGTTATCGAAACCACGGCGACCGGTCTGATGACCCAGCTCGGACTTGTCGGGCAGTATCTGGGGCAGTTCCTGACGGGCAACCTCACGGCGGCCGGTGAAACGGTGCGCCAGATCTTCGCCAATCTCGGCAGCATGTTCACGGATCTGGCGAACATCATCTTTCCGGGTGCCGGCGACGCCATCAAGGCGAAGATCGCCGAAGTCGTCTCGTCGGTGACGAACTTCATTTCGTCGATGATGGCGACGTTTCAGGCAATCCCTGGTCAGATGGCCGCCATTGCCGAGGAAATCGCTGCCTCATTTGCCGCTCTGCCAGGTCGCATGCTGGAGATCGGTGGCCAGATCGTCGACGGCCTTGTCAACGGCATCCAAGCCAAATGGGAGGCGGCGAAAGGGGCAATTACCGGCATTGCCGACAGCATCACGAACTCGGTCAAGGCCACCCTCGGCATTCACTCGCCGTCGCGTGTCATGCACGAGATCGGTGAATTCATCATGCAGGGCCTCCAGAACGGCATGGCGGCGGGAACGCCGAATGCTGTTTCAGAGGCGGGCAAGGCGGCGCAAGCGGTTTCGGCGCAGCTTGCAACTGCGGGCGCGGCCGGCGGGGGCGCGGTTTCCGGTGTTGAGACCGCAACGGATGCCGCCGCGGACGGCCTCTCCAAGATGGAGAGCGTCGGACAGCAGATGGCGCAAACCCTGGGCAATGCCTTCACGGGCCTGATCAACGGATCGAAGAAGCTTAAGGATGTCGCGCTCGACGCCCTTTCAAGCATTGGGCGCTCGCTGTTGAATAGCGGCCTCCAGGCTCTGTTCGGTGGCGGTGGATCCGGTGCGGCGGGTGCAAGCAGTGCAGGAGGCGGGTTCGGCTCGATCATCGCGCAGGCGATCGGGTCACTGATCGGCTTTTCACAAGGTGGGTCGATCATGCCGGGCGGCGCGGCAAATGGGACGGGTATCGACAGCCAGACTGTCGCCTTTCGCAAAAAGCCTTCCGAGCGCGTCGATATCTACGAACCGGGCAAGATGAAATCCTCGTCCGCTCTGAGCGTGCGTGGGGGTGATATCATTATTCAGGGGGATGTGAGTGAGCGGAATTTGCAGGCGATCCGCGATGCCATCGCTGAAAACAATGAGCGGCTGCCTGATATGATCGCCGATCATGATCGCAATCCGCGCATGCGCAGGCGTTTTGTCTGATGAGCGTCGTCTATCCTTATCCGGTCGAGGCGCTGTCCGATCAACTGCGAATCGAAAGCATCCTCTGGGATATCCAGCGCAATGACGAGATCTCCGGCGACGGCGAAGGCTCGGTCTGGCAGGCCGAGCTGGCGCCGCCGCTCTGGGTCGGCACCATCAGCCTTGTCCCTATGGACAGCGGCGAGGCGCGACGCATCGCCGCCCGGCTACGCAAGCTGCACGGCATGCAGGAGGCCCTGTTCTTTGTCGACCCTTCGACGGAATATCCGCAGGCCGACCCGGAGGGCCTCATTCTCGGGAATGCCACGATCAACATTGCGTCTGTCTCGTCCGATCGCGACGCCATGAGCTTTTCCGGGTTCCCCGCCGGTTACAGGCTGACGGAAGGGGACAAGCTGCAAATCTCCTATGGCTCCGACCCCGTGCGCTTCGCGTTCCTTGAGATCTCCGAGGCCGGCGCGGCGAATGGCGTCGGCACCACGCCGCAGCTCGGCGTCTTTCCGCATGTCCCGGTGGGCGTGGGCGCTGGCCTCTCGGCACGGTTCGCAAAGCCTGCCTGCCGCTGCGTTGTCATGACCGGCTCGCATAACCCTGGCACGGCACGCAAGGTCGTAACCGAGGGCGCCGGCTTCAAGCTCATCGAAAAGAGGTGAGCGATGCGCGACGTTGATCCCGACTTCTTCGCCGCGCTCAAGAATGCGCGGCGTGACGGCATCGTGCCGCGCCGGATCGTGACAATCACGGCCAAGACCTGGCCTGACGCCAACGGCAACACCGCGCCGGTGCAGCGCAGCTTTTGGACCGATGTCGACGATGTCGTCTTTGATATCGTCAGCGGCATCACCGGTCAGATGGAAGCTCGCACCTGTTACGGCAATGTCGATCTGAAAGTTTCGTCGATCAAGCGGGTGTCCGATCTCACCATTCAGGAGGTGACGATCTCGGCAAGCCAGATCGCGCCGCCGGTGCAAAGCCTGATCCGAGATCAGGACGTTCGGCTCGGCAAAGTCGAGATCTTCGATTGTCTTCTGAGCCCGAAGTCTCGTCGCCCGGTCTCACTGCCGGAACTGGTGTGGCTGGGCGAGATCTCGGGCACTCCGATTTCGACGCCTAGCAGAGGCGAGGCCGGATCAATCACGATCAAGACCGTGTCAGACGCCATCATGATGCTGACCCGGAAGAACCCCGCCAAAAGCTCCTATCAGGAGCAGAAGAAGCGTGATGGGGATGAGTTCGGCAAATATTCCAATTCGGTCAAGGACTGGAAAATCAAATGGGGCATGTGATGACGCGGCGCGCCGGCTGGATTGGCGCCTATGCCGACCTGATCGACGAGACGCGCTCCGAGCCTTTCGCCTGGGGGCGCAATGATTGTGCAGTGGGCCTCTGCGCACGCGTGGTCGAGGTGCTGACAGGCGTCAACCCGGCCAGCCGCTTTGCTGGCCAGTTCGACGACGCGGCTTCAGCTTATCGCATCATGCGGGCCGAAGGTTTCGAGGATCTGGCTGATCTCGTCGCGTCCATCCTGCCGGAATATGACCATCCGTCCGAAGCGCAGATCGGCGATCTTGTCGCTGTGGCGAACGACACGCCTTTCCGCCACGCGCTCGGCGTCTGCAATGGCGAGCGCATTTTCGTGTTGACCGAAACCGGTCTCGGCACGCTGGACCGGCGCCAAGCCGTCAGGGCATTCAAGGTCGGCTGACCCTTCATGAAAAAACTGTCTTTGCTTCTCAACGCCCTTGGCTTCTGGCTGATGGCGGAGCCGGCGCATGCCGCATTCGTCGCTGCTATCCCCGCCTTTCTGACGGCGATCGGCAGCACGGCGATCGGCAAGCTGGTGCTCGGCGTCATTGCCATGGCTGCGCATTCGCTGCTGGGGAAGGCGCTGGCGCCGAAGCAGAAGGCGCGCACGGGCGTCAAGCTGGATATCGAGATTGGCGACGACCGGCCCGTGTCGGCCGTGCTCGGCTATTATGCTGCTCCCGGCCGGCGCAAATATGCCGGCACCTGGGGTTCATCCAACCGCCACTTCGTCGACGTGATCGAGATCGCCAGCCTGCCGTCTGCGGGCCTGCGCGGGATGTGGATCGACGACGAGCGCTGCACCATCCTGTGGAATGAACCGGACGAAGACGGTCGCGGCTATCCGATCAAGGAGTTCCGCAAAGACGACAAGGATCACGCGTGGATCATCTTCCACGACGGAACACAGACTGCAGCGGACGCCTATCTGGTCGAGCATTTCGGCACGCACGAAAAGCGGCCCTGGACATCGGCCATGGTCGGGCGGGGCATCACCTATGCGGTGATGACCTATCGCTATTCCGACAAATACTGGTCGGGCGTGCCGGCCTGCATCTTCGAGCCGCAGTCGATCCCGCTCTATGACATCCGCAAGGACTCGACGGCTGGCGGCAACGGCTCGCATCGCTGGGATAACCCGGCGACATGGGAGCCGTCCGTCAACCCCGTCGTGCTCAAGTACAACATCATCCGCGGCATCTTCCACAAGGGCGAATGGTTCTATGGCGGGCGCAATGTCGCTGCCCATCGTCTGCCAGCGTCGAACTGGATTGCGGGGGCCAATGAGGCGGGCCGTCTCCTCGTCATCCCCGGCCAGGATACCGAGCCGCAGTTTCGCGCGGGTATCGAGATCTCGGGCGATATCGAGCCGTTGGAGCTGGTCGACGATCTGCGCGCGGCCGCCAATGCCCGCATTGCCGAAGTAGGCGGCATCTTCAAAGTTCAGGTCGGCGGCTTCGGTGCGCCGGTCCTGGCGATCACGGATGCCGATATCGTCATCACGAAGGGGCAGAGCTTCGAGCCGTTCCCCCGGATCGAAGAGACGGTTAACGGCATCAATGCGACCTATCCGAACCCGGATGAAAAATGGAAGTCGAAGGACGCGCCGCCGCTTTATGACGCCGATCTCGAAGCGGACGACGGCGACCGCCGGCTGACGGCTGACGTGCAGTTCCCGGCCGTTCCCTTCGCGCGGCAGACGCAGCGCCTGATGCGCGCCATGCTCAAGGAGGAGCGGCGCTTTCGCGTCCATCAATTCTTCCTGCCGCCGGAAGCCTGGGTTCTGGAGCCTGCGGTCGACGTCATCACATGGACGAGCGCACGCAATCGCTACGTCAACAAGCGCTTCCTTGTCGTCGACATCGAGGGCGAGCTAACGATGAATCAGCTCGTCACGCTCAAGGAAATCGACCCATCCGATTATGACCCGGATGCAGCGGCCGTGCTGCCGACGCCCTCGGGCTGGATCGGCCGCATCGAAGAGCCCGTGCAGATCATGCAGGGCTGGACGGCAGAGGCCGAGACGATCCTTGACGCCGATGGGCGCACGCGCCGGCCGGCAATCCGGGTGCGCTGTGCCACCAATCTGGACGATGTGCGCGCCGTGCATGTCAAGGTGCGGCTCAAGACGAGCGGCGCCGTGCTGTTTGACAGCGACGCGCAGCGCTATGACCCCGCCTCGGCATCGTGGCTCTTGTCGGGCGCATGGTGCCTGCCTGCGACAGACTTCGAGGTGTCGGGCCGCCTGATCCCCATCAGCGCGCGCGATACGGCTTGGGGCGCCTGGCTGCCGGTTCGCACGCCGGATGTGCGGCTGTCGATCGAGGAGCTGGCGGCGGAGGTCCAGGCGCAGCTGACGACGCTTAAAGCGTGGATCGACGACGGACTTGCGGACAAGGCGACGGCCACGGCCGAGGCGCTGGCAGAGGAGGCGCGCGAGCGGGCTGCAGCGATCGAGGCGCAAGCCGAAGCCCTGGCGCAAGAGGCAGAGGCGCGGGCGCAGGCGATTCATGCGCAGGCCGATGCTCTTGCGGTTGAGAGCGCGGAGCGCGCAGCGGCGATCTCGGCCGAGACGGACCAGCGGGCAGCCGCCGCCTTCGCTTCGGCGCGGCTGGTGCGCGGCGCCATGGACGATATCGCGGCCATCCGCAGCTATGTGACTGAGCTGAGCTATGACGGCAGCTTGCAGCGTGACGAGCTGCGCCGCTCGCTGAGCCTGCGGATCGGCGAGGTCTCCGCCAGCTTTAACGAGCGCATCACGGTTGCCCTCTCGCAAACCTCCGCCATCGCCGAGCGCGTCACGACGCTGGAGGTGACGGCGGGCAATCTCTCGGCGGCGATCACAGAAGTCGATACCGCGCGCGTCAATGATAACGAGGCCTTTGCGCAGCGGTTGGCGGCGCTGACGCTCGGCACGGACAATCAGTTCGATCCCGCGCGTCTCTGGGCTTTCGAAACGGGTGCGGAAGGCTGGGCCGGTTCGCCGGCCGTGCCGGTGGCCGCCGATGGCTGGCTTCGTCCGGCCAATGGCGCGGCCGATCCCTATATCACGTCGCCCACGGGGCTCGGCATCTCGGCCAATGCTTATCGCCAGCTGCGCGGCCGGCTGGAACTTACAGGCGCCCCGACCTGGGAAGGCCGGCTGTGGTGGCGCGGCCCGGCCGACACGACGTGGACGCTCGCGCGCTCTGTCACCATCGCTGCGCCTACGGTCGATAGCAATGGTGTCGGCCTGTTCACCTTTAATCCGTCGTGGAGCGGCACGATCGATGCCATTCGCCTCGATCTGGTGGAGGCGCAGACGGCGAGCGATGGTGTGCGCATCGACTGGCTGGCGATCGGCTCGCCTTCGCCAGGGGCCTCCCGTGCCGAGCTGTTGGCCGAGCAAAAGGCGCGGATCGACAGTGACAGCGCAATGGCGACCTCGATCACCTGGGTTCGGGCCGATCTGACGAGCATCGAAACGGATGTGACCGGTATCGCGTCCGGCGTCCAGGCCCTGACCAGCGATGTCGAGGCGATTGACGGGCGCGTGACGGCGCAGGGTGAGCAGCTTGTGACGCTGACGGCCGAGGTGGATGGCAAAGCCTCGTCCGAGGTGGTCGACCAGCTGCAGGCGACCGCGCAGGCTTTGTCCGGCATCACCAACACGATGCTGGCGCAGGGCAGTTCCGTGCGCGCCATTCGTTCCGTGGTCGACCCTCTGGCGATGGCCGGCATCGAGGCCGGTTTTGCCCGGCTGCTTGGCGATCAGGATAACCGCGAGGCAACCGCGCAGGCGACGCAGACGCTTAACACCCGCATCGAGCAGACCGGCAGCAGCCTTGCCATCCTCGCAGAGGCCACAACGAAGGTTCAGGCCGCGCTGGGTAACAAGGCCGAGTCCTCGGCCCTGGCCAGCCTGAGCAGCGATGTGCAGGCGGTCGCCGGCCGCGTCGATACCAGCGGCCGCGCCGTCACAGGTTTGCGCTCCACGCTGGACCCGATCGCCATGGGGTTGATCGAAGCCGGCTTTGCCCGCGCGCTTGGCGACCAGGAAAACCGCGAGGTGGTGGCCGAGGCGACGCAGACCTTGACCACGCGGATCGAGGCGACGCAGGGCAATATCGACGTGCTCGCCGAGGCGGTTACGGCAGTCCGGGCGCGGATCGGGCAGCTGGCGGAAGCCAGCGCTGTTGCAACGCTCGCCACGCGCGTCACGGCCACAGAGGGTTCAATCTCGTCGCAGGCCTCCTCGATCACGGCGCTCAACAGCGCGGTAGCCAACAAGGCCGAGGCGGCGGCTGTGTCCAGCCTCTCGCAGACGGTGACGGTCCAGGGCAATACGATTGCCTCGCAAGGCACGGCGATCACCAGCCTCAACAATGCGGTGGCGGGCAAGGCCTCGTCTTCGGCCCTATCCTCGCTTGCAAGCACTGTCTCGCAGCAGGGCGATGCACTGGCAACGCAGAGCACGGCGATCACCAACCTCAACAATGCGGTGGCCGGTAAGGCGTCCTCGGCCGCGCTCTCATCGCTCGACAGCAAGGTGACACAGCAAGGTGACGCCATCGCCACCCAGAGCATGGCGTTGACGAACCTGAGCAACGAAGTGGCGGGCAAAGCTTCGTCTTCGGCCCTATCCTCGCTTGCAAGCACGGTCTCCAGCCAAGGCGATGCGCTGGCGACGCAGAGCACGGCGATCACCAACCTCAACAATGCGGTGGCCGGTAAGGCGTCCTCCGCCGCGCTCTCCTCGCTCGACAGCAAGGTGACGACGCAGGGAGACACCATCGCCAGCCACAGTGCGGCGCTGACGTCACTGGGCAATGATCTGGCCGGCAAGGCTTCGGCATCCGCCCTGTCCTCGCTGTCCAACACGGTTTCGCAGCAAGGCAACACGATCAGCGCCCAAGGGCAGGCGATCACGTCGCTGACCGGATCGATCGCCAACAAGGCCGAGGCCTCGGCCGTGTCCACCTTGTCGCAGACGGTGCAGGACCAGGGCGGCCAGATCTCGGCCAATGCCTTCGCCCTGACACAGGTGCAAGCATCGCTCAATGGCGTGACCGCCAATGCAAAGCTGAAGATCGAGGCAGTGGCCGGGCCGGAGGGTTATTCGCGGATCGGCTTCTACACCAGCGTCGACAGCAATGGGCAGACGCGGGCGCAAGGCCTTTACCTCGACCAGCCGACCGACCCGAGCAAGAAAGCGCGCGTCGTCGTCGATGCAGAGGGGTTCGCCATCATCGACGGTAGCGGCGGCAATCCGAACACGTTTTTCGCGGTCGAGAATGGCGTCACCGTCATTCCCGAAGCCCGTATCGGCACGATCACCACGGACAAAGTGATCATCTTGGATAATGCGGTCAAGGAAGACGCGATCGACAATCAGGCGGTGGCGCAGATTTACACCTGGCAGGCCGGCAACGTCATGACGCATTCGTCAGGCGTCACCAACATCGCGCAGACCGAGGATCTTCCCAAGGATGCGCAGGACGTTCTGGTGATCCTTGGCGATGTGCGCGTGCGCGCCAGCGTGCTCGATGCCGCCAACGCGCCGATGAATGTGACGGTCTCGCTCTACTGGGGCTCCACGTACATCTCTGAAGCTTACGTCGAACTCGATCGCGTCACGCCGCGCGGCAAGACGGTCCAGATCCAGGGCGTTTTGAAGGACGGCGCCGGGTCTCAGCCCCTTTACCTCAAGCTCAGCAAGGACGTGACGGGCACCGTCACCATCGGCTTGCGCACGCTCAACACCACCCGAAACAAGAAGGCGCTCCCGCGATGAGCATGAAAGTCCCGATATCCGCCGTCGTCGAACTCGGCGAGGTGGCCGCGCACCGCGACCATCTTATCAACCGCAACCTTTTGCTGGCGCAGCTGGTGGCCGACCAGCAGGCGCGCATCGCGGAACTGGAAGCAGCCCTGCAGGCAGCGACCGCAACCGAGAAGGAGAACGCCGATGGCGCTGCCAACGTACTACGGTGACGGCACGGCCACCGTGAACGCCAATGACGTGCAGGTGACCGGCCAGGGGACGCAGTGGATCGCGGCCGGCGCGGATGGCAATGATTATTTCCAGGCGGCGGGCCTGTCGGTGCGTATCGCGTCGATCAATAGCGCCACCAGCCTGACGCTGGCCAGACCCTGGCCGGGCGCCTCGCGCAACGCCGCGACCTACGAAATCATGTATGCGCCGGAGGCGACCCGCGCCTTTGCCGCTGCGAACAAGGTGTTGGGCGCCCTCGGCAATGGCAATATTCAGGCGATCGCCGGTCTGGAGACGGTGGCGGACAAAATCATCTATTGGACGAGTGCGGGCGTTGCGGCGCTGACCGGCCTGACGGCAGCGGCGCGCAGCCTGATGGCCGCCACGTCGTTTTCCGATGCCTGCGCGGCGATCAAAGCGGTTTTCTCGGAAAATCCCGTCATCACCGGGTCTTTGAGATACAAGATCGGCGCGGCGGGGCAGGGTGTGATCATCGACGATATCGCGCGCACCGATGGTGTCTCGCGTTATCGGCGTTATTTCAACACCGACAACAGCGTGTCCTTTGCGCCGCACGACGCCAACGGCAACTGGCTTGGCACAGCGCATCGCATCGCGCAGGACCGGTCGAATATTTTCGTCAGCAACAGCCTGGTGATGCCGGGCTATGGCACTGGTCCCGGCGTCGGGATCGACGCCAACGGGCGGCTTAGCAACGCCGTGCCGTCGACGATGGAAAATGCGTACTATCAGCGTGGTGCGGTCGGCGAATATGCGCGCTTTTTTTATGGCGACATCTATCAAACGCCCACCCGGGTGGGGCAGATTTCCACCGATGGCCTGTCCGTTTCCTACGGCACGGCCTCCGACTATCGCCTCAAGACGGACGTGTCGCCGCTGGTCTCGTTTGCGATCGATCCTGACGAGTTCGCCGGGATGGACAATGCGCTTCTGCGCGTCATGGGCATGCGCCCGGTCTCCTATCGCCGCGTTGACGATCCGGCCGCTGCACTCCAGACGGGCTTTATCGCCCATGAGCTGCAATCCGTCGCCCCGCATGCCGTGACCGGCGTCAGGGATGCCCTTCAGGATGTCGGCCGCCTGGAGATCGACGAAACCGAGCACACTCCGGCAGCGACTTACGAGAATGTGCCCGCAGACAACGCTGCCGGCGGGCGATGGACCAAAACGGGGAAGTCTGCCGTCTATCAGACCGTCGATCATTCCAAGATCACGCCAGACCTCACTGCCGCTTTGCAGGCTCTGACGCTGATGGTGCTGGATCAGGAAAAGCGCATCGCGACGCTCGAAGCACCGACCGCCAGCGCCTGACGATGACGGGCGCTCCGGCGTCCGATCCTTCATAGGCCGACAGGGTCGGCATCTTTCAAAAGGACATCACCATGAAAACGATCCTGGATATTCAGGAGCGGCTGATTTCTCGTGGCTTCTCGGTCGGGAAATCGGGCGCGGACGGCATCAAGGGCCGCGATACCGATGCGGCACTGATCGCCTTCAAGCGCTCGGTCGGCCTGCCCGTGAACCCGTCCGTCGATGCCGACACGCTGGAAAAGCTGTTTGGCTTTCGCGTGGCGGACGCCAAGCCGGTCGGCAACGGCGAACCGGATTGGCTCACCTTCGCGCGGCGCTATTCCGGCCTCTCGGAAATCAAGGGGCGCGCGCATGCGCCGGAAATCCTGGAGATGTGGCGCATTCTCGGCCTGTCGTATCGCGATGACGAAACGCCTTGGTGCGCGGCCTTTGTCGGGTTCGTGCTGGAGAGCTGCGGGTTCGCGTCCACGCGCTCGGCCTGGGCGCGGTCCTATGAGAACTGGGGGCAAGGCATCAAGGCGCCGGCGGTTGGCGCTGTCGTCACCTTCAAGCGCGATGGCGGCGGGCATGTCGGCTTCGTCACCGGCCGGGACCAGCGCGGCTATCTGATGGTGCTTGGCGGCAATCAAGCCGATGCCGTCAACATCAAGCCCTTCGATCCCAAGCGCGTCACCGCCTACCGCTGGCCGCCCGGTCAGGCACTGCCAATCGGCGCCGTGCCTGTTGTCGCCAGCAATCAAGCCCTTTCCACGAACGAAGCCTGAAGGAGCATCGTCATGCAGAAATATTCCAAGGCCATCGGCGCCGCTCTCGGCGGGGCGGCAGCCGGCACGGTTGGTCTGCCGGTGCTGCCGGAGGGGACGCCCTGGTATGGTTATGTCGCGCTTTATGCTGTGTCGATCGGCCTGCCGGCGGTGCTGACCTATCTCGCCCCGCGCAACGCGGCCTGACGCCATGGAGAGGCTGGCAAAAATCGAAAGCGTGTGGAGCCGCTTCGGCTCCATGATCAATACGCTGCTGTTGGTCGGCATCCTCTTTGGCGGCGCCGTCAGCGTCGGCTCATACAAGACGGAGATGGAAGGAAAAATTTCCACGAATGCCAGCGAGATCAAGCAGCTGGAAAAGCGGCAGGACGACAAGTGGACAAACCATGACAACCTGCACAAAGAGCGGCAAACCGACATCGGCACCCAAAACGGCCGCAACGAGGAGCGATTTCGCGCGCTTGAGCGCGACGTGCAAAAGATCGACAAGCTGGATTACCGGCTCACCAGCACCGAGACGATCACCACCAACACGGCACAAGCCATCAAGGAACTGCAGGCGCTGATCAGCCAGCAGGCGGGCGACCTTCGCGAGGTCCGCGCGATCCTGCAGCGCCTTGAAGCCTCCGAACAGCGCCGCGTGCGCTGATCCTTTTACCCCCTCAAAATCTGGAGACATGACCATGGCGTCAACTCGCGCGCGGCTGGCCGTCGCGTATCTCGTCGGGCTCGGCCGGCTGCTGCCGTTTGCCCTGCCTGCCGCCTACACCGCCGCCATCAGCAGCGATGGCACATACCTCGTCGATGGCGAGGGCAACTACATCATGGGAGGCATCTGATGCCCGGATTGCTTGTAACCTCACTGAAGGAGTGGCGTCGCCAGCTCAATATGAGCGTTTGCGATATCATGGGCGACAGCCGTGCGGCTCAAGCCGGCGTCGCCGTCTTCGCGCCACCCGCACGTCACATCGGACTGTCCAACCTCTACTGGCTCAACTGGGCCAATGTCCTGACCGGACAGCGGATGAGCATCAACCGGCTGTTTGCATCCTCGGGCAAGCGGACGGATGAATATATCAATCTGTTCAAATCCGCGCGCGTCGCCAGCGATGCCGGTTGGGCGATCTGGAACTATCCGCTCGTCAACAATCTGGCGCAGGCGGAGGCTGGCTATACTCATGCCGTGACCGGCGCGACGATCACGACGGCAAATGTCGCCGCTGTGGCCTTCGCAGATTTGCAGGCGGAATGGGAAAGCGACCTAGCTGCCGGCAAGCGCCTGATCCTCCTGACCGAACCGGGTGCAACGAACCTCTCCGCCGCCAGCGTCCAGGCGTTGCATGACTTCAATCTGCGCCTCAAGTGCTGGGCCGAGGGCAAACCGGGCGTCTATCTGTTCGACTTCTGCGCACTGCTTTGGGCGGCCACGCAAAGCGGCAGCCTGATCCGATTCAAGCCGGGCGTTCTTCAGCCGTCTGACCCCACGCATTACAGTGCTCTGGGGGCCTATACGGTCGGCAAGGCCTTTGCCGACTTCCTCCGGAGTAACTTGCCGGCGCGCGACAGGGCCATCGCAGGGGTTCACGAGGCACGGCCCGCCAATCCGCGTCAGATTGTGGCAAACCCGTTCTTCATCACGACGAGTGGCGGCGCGACGGGCGCGAACATGACTGTTTCGAGTGGGACCGTCCCCGGAAACACCGCCATCTCCGCCACGGCAGCATGCTCGGTGGCGATTTCCAACGCTGACGCTGATTCAGGCAATATCTACGGCGGCAAGGCCATCACCTACGCGCTCACCGCTGGCGCCGCGGCGACGGTCGCGCGCATCGCGGCCGACAGTCCTCCAACCAGCTATTGGTCGGTTTCTGATATTCTGGAGACGGGTGTTGAGATCGACGTGGCCGCAAATGCCGGCGGCGCGCATGTCTACTCGACGCTTGAGATCAACACTGACAAGGGCTCGAAAAACGCTTGGTCGATGTATGGTCTGACATCGCAGGGCGCTGGGCCGACGGAAGCCTATCATATGTCGATGCGCACGGAGCCCGAGCCGCCGATCGATGGTTCCGTAACGGTGGGCTATGCTGCGCCGATCATCTACGTCGCCTTGGCGGCCAACGCGACGTGCTCGATCAGCGTGCAACGGCAGTGGGGCTATCGCCGCTACCCCGCAACGCCGCTGCCGGCCGTGCCTGTGGCTTGACGCCGGATCGACTCACGCATGCTGCGGCCGCCTTCGGGCGGCCGCTTTTGCAGGACGAGACCGTGATGCTGGCTTAGCCAGTAGGTTGCCTATTGGCTTCATCCTGATTCTGCGGAAGATTACATCTTCCAAAGAAAATGAAGGCAGTTCGAGCGTATTGACGTTGCCTTTTCACCCAATCGCTTCGTAAGCTTCGCAAATATATTAAAGGAAAATTACATGCTACTAGGGGTTATGATCTTTATGATCCGATAGTCTCCTGGGCAACCTGCAACAACATATCCGCTTTCGTGAAGGCGTTTCTGATCACCTGGAAGACGGGGCGCTCTTTTAGGCGACCATCGGAAAAAATCGGAAATGGATCGACGTTGACATCAAATTCTGCAGTAACGGAATTCTCCATCCTCGCCAGCCTGATGGTATTGTCGTCAATTCTCACCGGAGGTACATGGATACGCAATCTTCCTGTTCCGGCCTCCTGAAAGCGAACCTCAAATTCACGAATGTTGGAATTAACTCCCACGGCTGCAATAACGGCATGCTTATTTCGATTGACGTCCTTTGAGAAGTTTCGGAGATCTTCATCTCCTTTCCATGATCCTTCTGTTGCCCAATAAGGCTGTAACGCTTCAACAATAAATTCCTCTAATAAGTCGGTTAATTTCTTTTTCTTGAAAAATAATTTCAGATCGGCCTCGTTTTCATGCCATGGGAATGTCAGTGATTTATCTTCCTTCCCTGTTATTATTCTCATGCATTCAGAGTAAATTTGATCGAAAGAGTGCTTTATGTTCAACGAAGCATTGTGCAATTTCTGGTGAAAAATATCAGGTATCGGATTATTAACAACTGCAAGAACGGCTGTCTCCGTGTTTGCAAAGCTTCTCTTGAATTTTATCGACACAGCTCCTGATTTTACATACTCTTCCCATGCGGAATTCATGGAATCTATATCTGATGACGCCCATTCAAGCATTTTTCTTGGCGAAGTAAAATTCAATGCCGATGCCCCCATATGTTATTATTCCAGTTTTCGTGCTTTTAATTCAGCGATGCAAGCCAGTCGTCAAGCCAGTTCCGCAGGAATTTCATGTCATTTTCTTTGAGCGAGTATTTGAGCGGCCTGACAGGACAGGCTTCTTTAAAGGCTTGAACGGACATTCCGCAGTACGATGCAGCCTTCTGTAAAGAAAGAACTGCTGGCCAATACTCGCCGAGGCTTTTGCTGTTAGCATAGTTCATTTCGTTCTCAGGAGACCTCTGTCGTCTCGTAAACGCCGTCATGGCGATAGCAGCCCGCGTACCGCTTTCGTGATCGGCAGGATGATGCAAGCCGCCAGCATACACCAGACGGCGAGCGAATATGCGACCCCCCACCAAGGCATGGCCGGCGGCGCCTTTGCATCGTGGTCAATGATGGTCACGGCCTTGTCACGCTTGGGCATCTTAAAAATCATATCGGTTTGCGTTCTTTTAAGCTTGTTCATAAAAAGGATTTCCTGAAATGAATGAGGATCGGACCCAATACATTGCAAACATGCTAGCCCAGATGGCGCGGATGATCCCGGCGCGGGATCGGCCGCTGTTGGTCTATCTGATCGAGATGGCCGCAATGGAAGCGAGGGATGGGCCTCAGCTGTCCGGGGGCAAAAGCAGTAGCCCATTATCCGGCAATGGGCGCTGAAGCACCTTCGCCTCGGCCCAGTCTGCCCGCATCCAAACATCGACTTCCTCGGCTGTCGTGAGGATGACCGGCATGGCTTTCGGGTGGATGGGCTTGACCACGGCATTCGGCTCGGTGGTCAGGAAGCCGAAGAGATGATGCTCGCCTTCGCGGGGGTTCTTAATTGACCCGCGCGTTCCCTTCCAACCCGTCCAGATGCCGGCAAAGAAGGCGAGGGGCCTGTCTTCGTTGATGGCAAACCAGCGCTTGCGCTTCTTCGGCTTGGTGTCCTCCCATTCGCAAAAACTCGTCCACGGCACAACGCACCGGTTCTCGGGCCCGAGCCAGCGACGCCAGTGCGGCGAGGTGACATTGCGGATGTTGGTAACGCCCGTATCCGGCTTGTCGCCAAGGATAGAGGGCGGCGTGGGCATGCCCCAGGTCAGCCGATCCCAGGCTTCGCCATCTTCCGTTCTCCGCAGGACGGGCGCCGGACGATCGGGGTAGATGTCCATCGACGGTTCAAGGTTGCCGAGACGATCGAGCGCCTGCCGGAAGGCTCGCAGGGCTTCCTGGTTGGTGCTCACATTGTACAGATTGCACATTCCGTCCTCCTAGCGCTTCCCATGCTTGCGAAGGGTATCATAGGCGTCATCATGGATCGCCTGCCGGATTTTCTGATAGCAGAACTCGACCCGCACAGCGGCCTGGCGCGGGGTCTCCTCCCATCCCGCCGAGGGGTGATCAAGCTTGATCTGAGCAGGCGCGTGCGTCAGCAGCCACAGCCATTTCTCGCGATCGTCGGCGCTGAGAGCCGCGATCCGAAAAATCCGCCCGATAGCGATGGCGCCGTCAAAGCCGACATAGTCATCGCCATCCTGCCATGTGCGGGCCCATCGCAATTTTGGTTTTGAGTTCGGGGAGATCTGATGGCAGGGCATCCAGCCATTGGGCAGCGGAGCCGCTTTGCGCTTAGGCGCCTCGGTATTGGCGGGCCCATCCTGTCCCGGCTTGACGATGATGATGAGCTCAAAGGTCAACAACAGCGCCTCGACGATTCTCTCGACGATCCCTCTGACGGCGGACTGACCGTCCTCGCCACCCATGAGCAAACTTGCAAAAGCCTGTTCGTCGGAGACCTCAAGCAAGGCGCGCTCGATCACCTGCTGCACCGTTGCGTTGGGCGTCGGGCGACCCTCAAAGGAAAAGGCGAGCTGCCTGGCCATGCGCTCGATCATGCTGGCGGCGATCGGCGTGACCACTGTCAGATCTCTCTGCTTGCCGATGCCGACGCCGCCAAAGCGACGGCGATAGGATTGCGGCATCAGATGATAGTGCATCGAGATGCTCTGCCTTGCCCACTCGCGCAGATCGTCACTCACAATGCCACCTTGAACGTAGTCCTAGCCTTATGCCTTTAATCCTAAGGCATGACCGAACAGAGAGAGAACATCAAGGGGCTGAGAATCGGGATAGCGGCGGATAGCTATCCCGATTGGCGGCTGGACAGTATGCGTAAAATCTCAATTGAATGCGAAAGAGCGGAGGTGTCCAGAGCGGCTCTAAGTCAATGCAATTATTTGATTTCGTCACCCCGGCATGGGGTATAATAGTGGCAGTCAAATCAGTTAGTTAACGTCTACTATTGCAATTGTTATCGCAACCGCTGACAGCATTTTGTTTCTCATTGAGCTGCTCAAGTTGTCGCTGAAGACAGACCGGTCAAACCAACAGGCCTAGCTTATATTTCGGCCTTCGGATCGCGCTTTATCCTCGCGGAGAGAAAGCGCATCGGCATAAGCCAGTCGGATAGTCGCTGCCAATTGATCAGAGAAAAACGGCTTACTCTCCAAATATGCAGGCTGAGTATGCTTAACCTTTAGAAGCATTTCTGGATAAGCAGTGACAAAAACAATACCTGAATCGTGTGTCTTAAGTATTTCGTTGACTGCATCGATGCCACTGCTACCGTCTGCCAACGGTATTTCAGTTGTGATAATGTCTGGTTTGATTGCAATTGCCTTTTCAATTGCTTCCTTTGCTGTGCGGACGACTGCTCCTACAACAAATCCATGTTGTTGCATTATGGCAGCGATATCCTCAGCAATTAGCAGATCAGGTTCGACGACCATCGCGACGGGACGTAACGATTTCAATGTATCTAGCTTATGCCGGACGTCGTTGGCTTCAGAGATTGACTGCTGGAGTCTGCATTTCAGATCGTCCCGTTCAGCAGCTACTGCATCGAAGTCTGCTCGTGCCACTCTCGGAGAGAGGGCAAGCTTAGAAAGCGCGGATGTCAGGCCAGTCTCCCACCAAGAACGCTTCCGTTCAAAATTGTAATTCCCGCGCCCCTCGATACCTAATGTTTCCAGAATGAGTTGTCGAACCGTCTCCAGATCGCTCTTTGCGGTGATGTCCCACCCCTGTATTTGCCCCAGCGTGTTCGTTACATCAGTGAAAGTCACAGGAGGTACAACTATAGGAAGAGGTTTTAACGCGAGAGCCCAAGTACCGCCAAGTTCCATGACACAGAATCGGCTGTCTAAATATGAGGGTGTCATGAGGAGTATAACCAGCTTGGGGTGCTGAATTTGCTCACGCATATTTGTATTAAAATTGTGGCTAAGCGGATTTCCATGCCCCGGAAGACTGGAACAGAAAATCGATTTTTCTGGTACGCCGATGGCATCTGTAAGAAAATCAACAAGCAGTTCAGCAAGGTGCCGGTCGGCTACTGCATGGCTTATAAAAATTTCACTCATGGAAAAAGAACCTTGGGAGTAGTGTTTCCGTCTAGCGCCTCCGGCATGGGGTGCAGGACTTTGTTGTAAGGTCTACCATTGGCCTATCAATGACGCGGCATTCATCGTCCAATCTACTAACAGCCATCGGGCTCATTCGAGATCAGCCTCGTCTTCAAGCAGCTTAAGCGACCGCTTATCTATTCTGACAGTCGTTGATCTATCTCGCTTCCAGATAAGCGGCTGCACAAACCTCCATCTGACGTTTATTTCAATCGTTCCATCATCGCTTAGATCATCCCAGTTTGGTGGCTTCAATACGGGGAATAGCCGGTCGTCTTTTCCGTCCAAAACAACCGAAGTTTCGCCTCGCACTATCGAGGCTACGATGCCTCTAATTCCGTCATTTGTTGCAACGCGCATGACGTTGTCTTCTGAGCCGTTTGGCCATGACGCGATCAATGGGCGCTCACTGTTGTTGACGAGCCGTAGGAACGCCTTCCGTTGCTTGCCCCCTTCGATCAAAGGCTTGGCGACTAAGAACAAGGATGGGGCGTGCTTGTAGAAGCGATCCCACACAACAAAAAGGCCGGTCAGGATGCCGACGGCGGATCCAAAGAAGGTAAATATCGATGTCCATCCCGCCATTTGCCGCCCGTTTCCATCATCGCGTGTAAACCACTATCTATTTGTCGGCATGATGCGTCCAGGCCGCATGCAGCGCTTGGTGGGCCCGGAGGGGTTGCCATCCCTGATATTTGTCGGTGTCCCGGGTCTTAATATGTGCATAGCGTTTGAGCGATACCCATGACCGATGACCCGATACAGCGGCGACATGCGGGATCGTCCACCCCATCTCAAACAAACGCGAGATCCCTTCGTGCCGCAGGTCATGGAAATGCAAATCCTTGATATTGAGAAGGGCGCAGGCCCTTGTGAACGAGGCACTGACAGACTTCTCGTTGACGGGGAATATGCGCCCGTTACCCATAGGCTGCCGGTCAATAACGGCCAACGCCTCCGGCACGAGATCGCACCACACGTGATTTCCCATCTTTTCGCCCGGGTTCTTCATGTCCCGCACCAGCACGCGACTGTTGGGCCGGTCGAGGTCTTCCCATTGAATGCGGCAAATCTCCTCCTGTCGCCGCGTCGAAAACAGCGCGAAGATGATGATGTCCTGCATCGGCATCTTCAGGTCCGATCGAATGCTGCGATCGGCATAATGGGCAAGCAGGCGATCAAGCTCCTCAATCGATGGCCGGCGGTCGCGCTGGCGCGACTTGCTGATGGCGCCAATGTGCTTCAGCACCTTTCGTGCATCGGCCATCGCGGCGGCATCCAGTTCAACACCCCAAGCGGGCTTTGCAATGGCGAAGACGGACGAGAGAAAGGACAGGTAGTTGTCGACCGTCTGCGGGGTGCGCGTCTCGCCTAGCTCGCGTCCATAGGCAACGATGTCATGGCTCGCGATATCGCGGCATTTCTTCTGAGCGATCTCCGCCCCCTTAATGGCCTTCAGCACCTGGAGCTTCGTTCGCCCGAAGTCCCTGACGGTCTCACGCTCGTACCGCTCGATCGCCTGGGCCAATGTGATGTCGGTGCCCTTCGGCCGGAGCAGGACGCCTGGTGCGTTGAGTTCAGTCTCTCGCTTCTTGAGCCAGGCGTTCGCGGCCGGCCGACGATCAAAGGTCTGCGCCTCGGTGTGCACCACCTTGCCGTCTCGCCTTATCCTTATTTGCGCCGTATAAGCCTTCGTTCCATTGGCGCGCTTTCGCTCGGATATCGTTCCCATTGCGTTTGCTACAAGCCTCCCGTGGGTGCTACGCCGTAGCATTAGCACTGAGGGAAGGGGCGGGGAAGAACGCGAAAGAAGGAAAATCAGACATGAACGGAAACGGAATGAAGAACGAACAAGGGGTGAAGTCAGGCTATTTCAATGCCCCCCTCTTCGCCGTCGCACCTATGATCGATTGGACCGATCGTCACTACCGCGCCTTTGCCCGGACGATGACGCGACATGCTCTGCTTTACACCGAGATGATCGTCGCCGATGCCGTGTTGCGGGGCGATTGCCAGCGGCTGCTCGGCATGGATGCGGTCGAGCATCCGGTGGCGCTGCAGCTGGGAGGGCATGATCCGAAGAAGCTTGCCGACGCCGCGCGGATCGCCGTGGATTACGGCTATGCCGAGATCAATCTCAATGTCGGCTGTCCCTCGGACCGCGTGCAGTCCGGCACGTTCGGCGCCTGCCTGATGCTGACTCCCGATCTGGTGGCCGACTGCGTTTCGGCGATGAAGGCGGCGGTGGCCCTGCCCGTGACGGTGAAATGCCGCATCGGTGTCGACCAGCAGGAGCCGGAGATGGCGTTGCGCGCGCTGATCGATGCGGTGACCTGTGCTGGCGTCGATGCCGTCTGGGTCCATGCGCGCAAGGCCTGGCTCGAAGGGCTAAGCCCGAAGGAGAACCGCGAGATCCCGCCGCTCGATTATGGCCTCGTGAACAGGGTGAAGGCGGAGCGGCCGGAGCTGTTCATCGGCCTGAATGGCGGGCTGCAGACGCTAGAGGCGGCCTGCGCGCATCTTGGCGCCATCGATGGCGTTATGCTCGGCCGCGCCGCCTATCAGGACAGCGGCCTGCTCTCTGCCGTCGATGCGCGCTTCCCAGCCCTTGTCGGTGGCGAGGCAGGCCGGCTTGCGCCGCAGGAGCCGCTGACGGCGCGCGGGCATCGGGCGGATCCCGCTTTCTGGCAGGGCGTGGCGGAGACGATGGCGGCCTATGCCGGCCGGCACATCGCCGCCGGCGGCCGGCTGATCCATGTCACCCGCCATATGGTCGGCCTGTTTCAGGGATGGCCGGGCGCGCGCCGCTATCGCCAGATCCTCTCGGCCGATGCCGCGCGGCCCGGTGCCGGGCCGGAGGTGATCCTCAGGGCCTTCGATGCCGTTCTGGCTGCGGCCGATATGCGGCTTGAGGAAGCGACCGAGGCGGTTTGAACGCCTCCGGGCAATTTGCCCGATCCGCGTATCGGCCGGATTGGCGGTGTCGCCGCCTGTTCCCCCTTGGCCTGTTCCCCCTAACGGTCCGGCCTCAATGCAAAAAGGCGAGGGGATGCCTCGCCTTTCGCCCGTCTTGGAAAATCATGTCCGGCGGGCGCAAGGCCCAGCCGGGCGCGCGCCTTAGGCAGCGCGGATGTTGACGGCCTTCGGGCCCTTGCCCATGCGATCCGGCTCGGTGTCGAAGGTGACCTGCTGGCCGTCCTTCAGGGTCTGCAGGCCGGCAGCCTGGAGAGCGGAGATGTGGACGAATACGTCCTTCGCGCCGCCTTCCGGAGTGATGAAGCCGAAGCCCTTGTCCTGGTTGAAAAACTTTACGGTGCCCTTGGTGGCCATGGGGGAAGTCCTTTGATCCCTTAGAAAGTCAATGCCAGTCCCCCGCTTATGCCCTGAAGGGGCGGGAGGCCGGTCTGCGTCCAACCCGGCAGCGTCATCAACACGTGGCCGGGCAGTAGTCTGGATGTCACGTACGGGAGGAAAGAACATCTACGCCGAAGGCCCGCCATGCTGCCGACAGAACAAGCCGGTGACAGCACGAAACACCTCCCACCGCTGGCGCCGGATTCCGCGAGCCCTGGCGGATCGTCCATCACGGTGTCCACTCAGGCCTGCAGCGCCCCGGCCGGCGGCAACCACATCAGTCCAGTCTCCGGGATGAAACGCCCGAACGGTCGTGATCTGTGACAGAACAGCCCTGTTCTGGCAAGGTTTTTTTCCCGCGCGGCGCGTGTTCCAGGCCTTTTGCCGGCGCTTGCGAACGTTTTTTCCAGCCCACCCCCGGGCGGACGCAAAAGCGTCCTTTTTCCGGCCGAGTCTGGTCTCGACAGCGTGAACGATGATTCTGTTCCGACCGATGGCGCCATGAGCCCGGCCTGTGCAGGCTTTGGCCGGCGGGACGCAAAGCGGCTTGAAGTCGACGGCCGGGCGCGGTACCCCAGAGGTGGCGTCCGAGGGACCAGGCCGGCGATGCGTGCGGCCCGGCTAGCATGTTCGCAAATGGCGGACGGATGATGCGCCGATCAGGCGACAGGTGGCGCGCCATCGGCGGCGGGCGGACGGGCAAGCATGAAGGAGTGGGCCTGGTGATCGATCCCTATGAGCTTTTGGGCCTGGAACAGGGCGCGGATGCGGAGGCGATCCGGCTGGCCTATCGCAAGGCCGCCAAGGCTGCGCATCCGGACACCGGCGGCGATGCCGATGCCTTCGCCCAGCTCCAGACGGCCTATGAGCTTTTGCAGGACCCGGTGCGCCGCCGCGTCTATGACGATACCGGCTTCGATCCGGAATTGGCCGACCCCAAGGCACTCAAAGGTCTGATGATGCTCGAAAACCTCGTCAACGACATGATCCTCGACGAGCGCGAGCCCGGCAGTTTCGACCCCGTGGCGGCGATGCGCCGCAAGCTCTCCGACGATATCGTCAAGAGCCGCTTCCACATTCTCGAGCTGGAGCGCCACCGCACGCGCGTGCGCCACCATATCGACCGCCTGGGACGCCGCCCCGAGACCGACGTTCTCGGCGCGATGCTCACCGCGCGCGCGGCAACGATCACCGAGGCGATCCGCTCCGCCGAGCAGCAGATCGAAGCGATCGAACAGGCCTATGAGATGCTCTCAGGCTATTCCTACGAACTCGAGCATCCGCCCGTCGCCGTTCCGCTGGAGCGCGACGAGGCCGAGGCGCAGGCGGCGGAGTAGCCGCGGGCTTTCCCTATCGGATCTTCGCACTGAGACTCGGCCCTGGCCGATAGCTCAGACGGTGCGCCGTCGAGGCCGCGAACGGCCGCTTGCGATCCTGTGACACCGCGCATCCTGCTGGCTGCGCTTTGCGTTTCCCTCCCTTCCTCTCCCGCCGCGCCCCAGCCTTATGCTTGCCAAAGGGCGTCGCATCGGGCTGCTTGATGCTGTGATGAGCAGAGCCGCCGCCAGAGCCTAGGCCGCGGGAAATAAAGGCTGAGGATGCACAAAATTTCCCAGAACCAGGAGCAGGTTGCACAAAAACGCGCCTTGTGATTTCATGTAAGAATTCCCTGACTGATGGATGGAGCAGCAGGGAACATCCCCAAGGGATGCAGCCGCACCACGCGGTTTTTTCTAAGTCATTGAAAAGCAGGAATTTTCTGATGATTGGTGGAAATGTTAAACTCGAGCTTCTCTACCCCACGGTGAAGGAAGCGGCGATCGAGCCCGTCAGTGCGCCGGTGAGCGACACGGCGGTGGAATTCACGGCGAAGGATTTGCATCCCACAGGGCGTGCGCCCGTGGCAGTTCAGCACGACATCACGGGGTCGGTCTACACCTTTACGGTGACGGAAAACCGCTACTGGTTCTTCGACTTCCGCTCCGGCGGCGATGCCGCCAACACCTACAAGCTGACCTTCGACGCTCTGGGCGGCAGCAACAGCCTGTCGCTCCTGAATGCCGACATTCTGCGCAATGACATGGGCTTCAAGGCCACCGACGTGGTGGCCGGTGACAATGCGCTGAGCGTCAATCTTTCCGGCAAGCCCTATGGACCCGCCACGGAGCTCTCGGTGCAACTCGGTTTCCTCGTCAAGGGCACGGCGGGGAACGACACGCTCGAAGGCATGGCCGGCCGCGACCAGCTCGAAGGCGGCGATGGCAAGGACACGCTGATCGGCGGCGCCGGCGCGGATGCGCTGATCGGCGGCGCGGGGATCGATATCGCCTCCTACCGCACCGCCGGCAGCGGCGTCACCGTGGATCTGGTCAAGACCGCAGGCAATACCGGCGATGCCGCCGGCGACAGCTTCACCGCGATCGAGGGGCTGGAGGGCTCGAATTTCGACGATGCCCTCACGGGCTCGGCCGGTGCCAACACGCTGACCGGCCTTGATGGCAATGACAAGCTGTTCGGCCTGGGCGGCAATGACAGCCTCTATGGCGGCAATGGCAACGACACGATCGACGGCGGCGCGGGCAATGACCGGATCATCGGCGATCTCGGCAAGGACATCCTGACCGGCGGCGCCGGCAAGGACACGTTCTTCTTCCGCAATGTCGCCGATTCCACTACCTCGGCGGCCGGGCGCGACACCATCCTCGATTTCAACGGCAAGGCCGGCGACAAGATCAGCCTCAGCCTGATCGACGCGGACACCACCCATGCCGGCAACCAGGCCTTCACCTTCATCGGCACCAAGGGCTTCTCCGGCGATGCCGGCGAGCTGCGCTACAAGAAGCTCGGCGGCGACCTCTATGTCTATGCCGACATCAACGGCGACAAGAAGGCTGATTTCTCGCTGCATCTTGATGGGGTGAGCGATCTGCAGAAGGGGTATTTCATTCTGTGA